TGCTAAACTGTCGTACGGGTAACCGTACCGGGGGTTCGAATCCCCCTCTCACCGCAACTAAAAGCCTAATTGATAGAGCATATTGAGGCTGGAATATTTTTATCGAACGGCAAAAACGTACAAGTATTTTTGCCGTTTTTGCCAAAAAAAATTACAAATAAATTACAAACTCAATATGGCGACTTTCACTCCCGTTACTCGTACAAAAAAGGAATTTAACCCTGTTTACATTCGTATATCGGCACTTTCAACCACAGACTACATCAGAACGTCGTATGTCGTCCACAAGTCCAGTGTAAGCAAAAAAAATGAGATTACCGACCATATCATATTAGCTAACTGCTATGGGCAGATTAAAGAATATATTGCCAAACTCGCCGAGTATAATACAGAAACTTGCTCTGCAAAAGAAATCAAGGAACTACTACTCTCCGATAAGCGAGGCATATCTTTCTCCAAATTTGCAAATAAATATATCGGCAAAATGTACAATGAAGGTAGAGATAAACCTGCTGCCAATTACCGCACTGCTCTTAGGTCGCTAAGTCTGTTTTTGGGTAAAGATGATATTGCGTTTTCGGATATAACATCTTCGGTAATAAGAAAATGGATAGATATGCTTTCTGATACCCGACGGGCTAAGAATATGTACCCTATATGTATTCAAAAGATATTTGAGGAGGGTTGCCTTGAATACAACGACTATGACAAAAACATCATCAAAATACCTCACCAACCATTCAAACCGATAAGAATACCAAAGATAGATATAGCTGAGTCCAGAGCCATAGCTCCCGAAATAATAAAACAGATTTTGTCCGCTACCCCAATATATACCCGCGAACAGTTAGCTCTCGACGTATGTCTTATGATTATATCTCTGGCGGGTATCAACACGGTAGACCTGTATAAGATGAATACTTCTTGTCTAAAAGGAGACAAACTATGCTACAATAGAGAAAAAACAAAAAATACAAGACCTGACAAAGCTTATATCGAGATTATAGTACCCAAACGAATACGATACCTCTTCAAAGCATACAAAGGACACAACTATCTTTTTAGTTTTGCCGAAAGGTATCATACCCCCGACTATTTTTCTACATCAGTCAATAAGGGGCTACGGTCTATATGTTCTCGATACAATCTACCTGAGGTTACTGCCTACGCCTTCCGTCATTCGTGGGCTACTATCGCCCAAAACAATTGCGGGTTTTCTATCGAGCAAGTCGCCTTTGCCCTCAACCACACATCAGCACATAAAGTTACAACAAGATATATAAAAAAAGATTTCTCTATTATTGACAGAATTAACGAAAGCGTGTGGCAGACAATATGCGGTCCCTAATTTGTTTCGTTTTTGAAGCCAAAGCGAGTTAAAACGTCGCCAAGCTGCGAAGATATACCATTGTCTTTTTTTTCTGTTTCTGCCTCTGCTTTTGGAATAAGGTATGGTATTATCTTAGTATATAGGTCAAATATAGTCTCTGGACATATCGTCGCTAATCTCTCCTTACTTAAATAGTCTGTTTCTATTATAGTAGACAAATTTTCAAATATGTGCCTTAATATTTCCTTACTTTCTCTTGTTATCTTGTTTTTGACGCCCTTCGGTCTACCACCTCTTGTGTTAGTGGGAGCTTTTATCTTTTTTGGAGCTCTCTTGCTTACTGTTGTTATTTCCATAATATTATCTCATTTTTTCGTTAAAAATAGTTCCACTCCCTTGCAGCTCAATATACTCCATAAAACTCTGATTATTGAGTTCTCCACAAAAAACAACTCTAAAATATTTACAATCTACACGTTCTACCAAACAGCCTATATCTACAAACTCCCCATTTCTTTCATTTCGTCCGAGCAACTGCCATTTATACCCGTCCGTACTTCCATATACATATATGCAAGCATATTTTTTTAAGTTTTTTATTTTAGAAAATGTCGGAATTAACCTCATTAATTCGTCATAAGTAACTACCATATCGTACGGACACACAAATAAATACTCCAACAATTGCAAATCCACAAATCTTGACGCACCTTTTACCAGAGAAAAGGTATATTCTGGTGAATACTTTGGTATTCCAGACGGATATATGCCGGTTTGAATTTTTCGCACCACATCGGTAAGGGCAGAATAAACATAGCTGTCTGTACACTTAAATTCATATACTCCGTCTAAAACATCGCCATTCTTTGCAGTAATGCCTCCACTAACTACAAGACGATAGTATTCTCCATTTGTCAGAATAAGACGATAACTTTCGCCATAATTACCTGCTTTATCTTTCGCTTTTTTCCCCGTAAAAACATATTCACTTATATTCTGATTGACAATATCCGATATATTATAAACTCCTTTATGAGCGGCAGTAAAAAAATATGGTGTTTCCTCATATGGTTGATTTGAAGCCATATATTTGCCGTCCAACAAAATATTTTCTCCTTCGTCAACATTTATGCTATTAGGCTCAAATTGAGCATAATGCCACAGAGGATACACACCTTTTTTTAGGTTCGAATAAAGCTCGCTATATAACATATATATTTGTTCGCCAGTATACAGAAAAGGATAATCCAATTTCCGACCTAAAAATCTGTGAGGACCACGAACAACGTCTATATTAAAATCCACATATCCGACATCCTCATCACCAAAAAAATCATTCTTTACCTTAAATAAGAAGTCGTCCCAAAAGTAAGAATTGAAGTCTTTATTTTTTACCACAAAACCTTGACCAAATTGATGATAAGGAGGGTGCACAACAAACCTATAAGCAGTGTTGGCACTAAGCGTTACTTTATCAGGTGACATATCTGCTCGTTGGTGCTGCCAATCATAATCTGTCCCAAAAGCATAATTCCCAACAACTCTACTTTTTTCTTCAATAATTACATATTTAGGTAGTACGGCTATTTGCCCGCCACTTAAATCCAGATACCTCCAATCAGTTATTCCTTTATACGAAGTCTTCAAACCTTTACTATTCACAATACTATAATCGGGCATAAGCCACAAATCTTTATATAGCAAAGCTACTCCCGAAGTCTTATTTGTATACCATATACTTATTGGCGTTTCAATGAGACCTCCATTAGGGGCGTCTGGTGAAGTCGATGTGGCATAATAAAAACCTTTATAAGAGATAGCTCCCTTAGCGTCAACAAATTGCTGCCACTTTTCTTGTTCAAAGAATAAATAGCCGTTATACAAACTCATATTGTTCTTGTAGGTAATGTTCAGAGCTGTACGAGCCGTCAAATTGACTTCTACCTGTTTATAGTCTATGTCAGGCAAAGGTATATCTATGACTTCTCTATGGTCAAACTCAAATTTCACCTCTCTGTATTTTCTTTTCTCAACCCGAATGTTATTTACCTTTACTTTCATATCCTTAGGAGAAGCTATAATATTATTGGCTAATACAATATCTTCCACATTAAATTTACCTCGAATAACAGCACGGGTAAGGCGACCGAATTGATTATCATTACCTATTGGCTTACTGACAAAGAACCCTTTTGTATGAACATCAGAAGGCGACGCTCGAAAAGAAAAACAAGAGTTCCCTACCACACAGTAAGGCTTGTTATCTTCTACAAAACAATATCTAACTTTTCCCTCGCCAGTAAACCACCGCCCATTGTTTAATACATAATAATAATCATATCCTTTTTTCCAAACAATAATCTCGCCTCTTGACGTATTCTCAAAAAAACGAGCATTGTTAAGATAGCTACTAAAAGGCACTCTCGAATATGTGCCATTGGGACTTAACGACATTCCTATTGTTTGTTCACTCTCTAACAGGTCGGCAACTTTGGGAATATCCGATAATTTGCACAAGCCTCCTTGTACTTTCTCGTCTATCACACGTATGTTGTTGTTGCTCAACAAACATAATTTTTTATCGGCAGCGAAAAGTATACCAACACTACTCTTATATGCACTATTGGGAGACATTATCTTTTTTGTCGACAAATATAAACTATTGGAATAAGCAACTTTCAAAGATGTGTCTACTGATATTATATATATACCGTCCGAAGAAAAAACCACAAGAGGCGAATATCCTGTACTACCTTGGCTGCTATGTTCATACGACTGAGTGCATATATCCATAATGAGACCATTACCTACTGCATATTTGTTCTTAGGTAAGAACAACATAGGGTTATTCACCTCCGAGACATACATAATATTGCCTGAGTCTTCTATTAATACATTATTTTCTTCTTTATCATATAAATCATCAATGCTTACCTGACCGCCAAAACTGCCCGAAAAAACAAACGGACGCAAATCGTCAGGCAAATAATACGCCTCATTATTATAGTCGCTTGATTTTAACTTAAAAGTTTGCGACCCTCTATAATATTCGCCGTCTTTTACCATATTGATTTTTATGGTTAGATACTCAGCTCTTGCGTCTGGATAAGACAACATCTGCATTGTGGGGACAGTATAAACATTTATGTTGTTATCAAGCAGATACTTAACGTCAACATATCGCTTAATCTCTTGTATTTTGTTATTAACTCTAATTCCCACCGCCAACACAATAAATGGCTTATCTTTTCTCATCATCTCCTCCCATTTATTAGCGTAACGCATTATGTCTTCTACATAAAAAGATTTCTTGCCGCTAAAAGAGGTATCTTGAAAGTAATTTATAGGAAACCCTACAAATGGTTTTTTAACTCCTCCGCCGACGTGAAGACGCCCATTATATAGCTCAGTTGTACCTTTAATAATATCACCTCTATCTTCTGTTGTCGCACTCGTCAAAGTGCGTATAGCGTCCAATTTACCCTTTAAATCAATTTCTTTTATTCCATATCCCCGTATTTCGGATATGTTAATATCAGCCACCTTATAATAAATGTCTGTATCTTCGAGTTCTTTTTTTACTTCGGCGTCATTTTTTATTTGAAAATACTCACACATTGTTCCAAATCCCTTTTGTGTGGCGTGCTGTTTTACTGTCGGCTTGTTAATGTGATACCCATACACCTCATCAGTCATAAATATACCAACACCTGTGATTATGTCTTTAAACTCAGAGGGTATTTCCCCATTAAAAGTACAAGTTAATTGCCCTCCGACACTAACGGCTGTATAGGGAGTTGCTACTTTATTGCTCGTACTTCTATTACACATAAGATTAGGATAAAAATCGAACAGACGAACCCCATTCTGAAAAAAATCTATAATGTCCCCTGCACAAACATAATCTTGGTCAAATAGCCAACCGCCATTGTCAGGATAATAATACATATCGTCTATGTCGTCTTTTTCCTCATTGACATATTGCGAAAGATATTTGAATTGCAATTTTTTACCGTCTGGCTCTGGCGAAGATATGGCACACATTGTAGAATGGAAAAAACCCCTTTGTTTTTTTTCATAGTCTATGTTATAAGGTAAACTATTGCCATTAAAGTCAGTGCGATAGCGTGTCCCCATATCATTAGGTTGCCGTAAAAATGTAGGGTTACTATAAAAAATATAACTTCCGTCATACAATTTAAAAGCATATTTTACCCTTACAAAACCTTTGATTAATCCTCTTTGTTTTTCTTTTTTTAGTATTTTCGTAAAACCTATACGAGCTGTATCTTCTTGTATTTTGTCTGCCGCTCCTTCGATTGGGAATAGTGTCTTTTTTTCTTTAAGAGAAAAATATAGTCTTATATAGGGAGATAACAATTGAGCGTTGTCTTCATCTGATAAATTAACTCGTCTATAAATGTCATTATCTAAATGTTTTACATAAAAAACCTTTTCTCCACACACAATAAGTATCTTACCGCAATGTATTATTTTGTAAACATCTTTCGCATTATTAAGTATAGGTGTTTTTCTCAACTTTTTCCACTCGCCATTCTCTTTTTTAGCAAGTGTGTAAACAGCATTGTCTTGATTGCTATAAACAATAAGATAACTTATATCAGGCGAAATAGGGTGAACGTACGCCACCGAATAATCGTGTAGCCTCAGAGAAGATAAAAAAGTGTCTTCTCTGAGTGTGCTCCCCAAAATAAGACGACCGTCAGAATTGAGACTTACGCCACTCAATTCCTCCATAGCACCGCTTGTAGAATATGCTACATTACGCTCTATGCCTGCAATAGGTATTTTTTTTATACTACCCTCCCTACTCATATTACTTTCTCTCCAAAAAATGTTTCACCCAATTTACAAACTTTCGCCAAAGGTTCGGACGGTCGCATATATCCCAGATATTATATAACCCGTAGACACACACAAACATTAAGAGGGCGAGCATTAGAAATATCATTATCCCCCCAAATACGCCTATACGCCGTGGTTCTTTCTTCTCAGTGCTCTTAGCCTCCAATTCCGACCGCAACCGCTTCATCTGTGCCGACACGATACTATCTACCTGCCGCACCGTTACTCCCTCGTATATGTATGTATCGCCTTGCTTTACCGTAGTAGTACCGCCGTTGCGGCTCGTGGTCTGCTTTATCGTGCTTATCAGCCTGCCGAGACTGTCGTACTTCTGCTCCTCGTAGTTTACGTTTTCGCTGAGCCACTCGGCTATCTGCTCTTTCGTCTTGCTCATTGTCTCGGTAACCTTGTCGAGTTGCGTCCTCTGTGTCTTCAATTCATTGGTTATCTCCGAGTAGTCCGCTTTCGTCCTAATCTCGGTCGAGGCTGTACGTCCGTAAAGCGTACAGCCTAAAACCGAAATCACAATCAACATCAGTAAAATATTATGAATAATTATGTTTTTCATCGTCTTGTGTCTCCTTTATTTATATGGTAAATAGACTGTTCTGCCGCCGCTTTTCGTTGCTCTTAGCACCTGCTTCCTGTTGCGTACTTCTGAGTAGCTTACGTGTATCCAATCGGGATTAGCGTCCGTACCATATTCCCAAATAAGTTGGTCAAACGGTAGATTACCCTTGATGTAATCGAATAGTTTCCTGTTGTCGCTAACTGTGTCTATGTCAATAGCTTGCCCGAGTGAATGTTGGCTCGTAGTACTTCCCTCGATAGCCTTATTTATTTTTGCCGAGCGAAAAAACGATGTTACTTGTATCGGCTTCCCGTACCACTTCCGCAATGGCTCAAACACCTTGTCCGCAAGTAGCTTCATTGCCCGTAGCTCCTTTTCGTTCGGTGTGTTCGATATACCGAGTTGCTTTGCTTTGTTGCTCGCCGTCGCTTCCTTGTAGGTGATATGCTCGCTAATGTTCGGTATTAATTCTTTTTTGTCCATCTTTTTTTTGTTTTTTTGGTTGTCGAAAAAAGGCTTTCGAACCTCACGGCATTACTCACCCAATTATGCAAGATTTAATTAAAATAATATAGTTATTATGAACAGAAATTCAATCGTTTATACTCTCTAATTCGTGCTTCTTCTGTATAATGTAGTCAACTGCCTTACCTATGTCCGTAAGAGCCTCTTTTTCAAATCGCTTACGTTTGTCTTCGTAACTCTCCCTGATAGACTTATATTCGACGTAACAGTTGAACATCGTCGCAACTATGGAAAAGATAGGCACGACAAAGAAGTGTTTGTCGTTTTCTGTGTTAATAACGTGTATAGCGAGCATTTGCACAAGGTCTATAAGATTGCAGCCGAACAACACTGTGATATACCTCACTGCTTTCGTAATAGTGCGTCGCATTCCTTCACTTAGTATCTTCTCTCCCGCCATACGTGCCTTAGTTGTCCCGCTATAATAGTCTCCAACAATAAAGACCGTAATCGCCAAAAAGCAGCCGACAAACATTAACATCTGCGGCACAAACCTATAAATCAATTCGTTGAAATTTGTAATGTAAATCATTTGTGTTTAATTTTCGTCTTCTTTAAGTCCATTTTTATCTTCCATTTCTTTCATTTTTCGAGCCTCGTCCGCCTCTTTCACTGCATTCGGAACAAGCACCCAACCACTCGCACACTCACAAGTAGCAAGATAGCCATTGTGTGCGTATATGTCCAATACTTCGCAATACCACCACTTGCCTACTACTTCCTCGAGCCTTATCCTCTCTGGTGTCGGTGTTCTGTACCACTTCGGTGCTTCACATTGTCCCTGATTTTGCTTCTTCATAGTTTTGCTCTACAACAATGTTATACCCGTAATAGTCCAATTTGTACGTGCATTTATCACCTCTCTTATTTGTTCTTTCAGAGGGTCTGTCGCTGCTATCTTAATGTCACCAAACTGCATATACTTCCCCGTTGTAGCCGTATCAAGTTGTTGCAATACGTGTAATACTGACGCAGACGATAGCCTTTTCTGTTGTCGCAGTTCCGAGTTTGCTGTTATATTAGTCGTAAGCATCAAATCCACAAGATTTACGGCAGAATATAACGCTCCCACAGATAGCCCGCCTTGCACCTCTATAAGTGCTGAATGTACAGTTGCTTTTGTGAGCGAACTACAACCCGCAAAAGCATTCCACATATTAACATTAGTAGAAAATTTTGACAACTTAGGAAACGATATTTCTTTAAGTCCCATACTATTATGAGCAATCGAACCCAAATTCCCTTTTGAAGAAATTTCTGTTAGTTCCGGAAATTCCAAAGTTTCAATTTTGCAAAACTGAAACAAATAAGAAGCATCTGACATCAGCCTCTTTACTTTTTTTAGAACAATTTTCCCCGACAACTTACTAATCGCAAACAAGAATTTCGCAGGATTAGGAGACTCCAACAAGGCACATAACTCATCTGCCTGTGCTTCTGTTAACTCTATGGGAGTATTTGATTTTTTTACCTTAATCACCCAATCTCCAAGTGAGGGACTTACGCCGCCACCATTAGCGGCTGCCCCCTCAAAAGACCCAATGAAAGCATTAAGAGCTACCATACACGCATTTACGTCTGCCTGTGCCGTTCCGTCTATCGTGATGTCTGCCACACGTGCCACAAACACCGGCTCATTGTCCTCGTATATCGACTGCAAGCAGACAGTATCACCTCCTACACTGCTCGCCTTATACGTCGCACTACCCGTATAGCTCCGTCCTGTCGACGTGTCCGCTATGCGTATTGTCTTTTCCCCAAGTTTCTTGATTTCTAACATAAAAATTATAGTTTATTTTAATATATATGTCTCGTTACTCGTCCTATTGCAAAGCACGCCAACTTACGTACTCCGTCCTTCATCTGCTCCATTGCGTCTTTGTACAAAGGGAAGTATACCTTTTGAGCTTCTGGGGTATTGCTTATCAACAACCACTTCCATATTATATAGTTAATGATGGCTTCATATATAGCTGTATCTACGGCTTCCATCAAATGCAAGTCGCCCCCATTGCTCTGTATTGCAAAGTACACACTCTTTTTACTGTCATTTATATTATTTGTGTCGGTATCGCTATCTACCGCATACGTTTTGTAGTCTCGAGGCAAATCGTTATTATGTGAACTTATTGTCATATACACCTCTCTTGCTGCGTCCCTCAAAAATGGCATATACAAAGTATGTGCCTCATCTTTGCTGAAACTGATAGGCTCTATCATATTGTTGCCTTCTCCGTCAAGACGATGTTTGCCTATCCACGATGTTCTATTATAGACATCATTAAATATATCTTCGGTTTTATACCAAAAATGCACCATCGCCTTAGCACTATCCACTTTATTACTCATTGCCCTACCTCCTCTTGTGGTACTCCCACATTAAGTCCTGCCTCTTGCATTTGCTCTTGCATATCGGGCTGTCCGCCTTGTTGTGCCATAGCTTGCTGTTGTGCCTCTGCCGCCTGTTGCATTGTCTCTTTGTATTGTTTTAGTTTCTCTGCAAGTTGTTGGCTAAATTGTGCCTGACTATTCTCAGCATAGAATATCGCCATATCGATATTTTGCAGTAGTCCCGATTGTACAAGGAACTGTAACATATTTTCGCTCTCCATTCTGTAAGCAAGACTGTTCTGTCCCCTACTAACCGTTACGTCAAACTCAATGTTTTGTATCTTTGTCGGGTCAAAAGATTTTGCCTCTTCGCTGTAATTCTTACCCGCTATATTGATATACATCGGTTCTGTATAATACTGCTGTATAAGCTTCAATATCTTCACAAACCTGCGACTGTTGGCACTATTGTACCACGCTATCAAATCCGATATATTATTGTTGCTATTCTCCGCCTCCTGAGCATACAGACTTGCAGGTGTGCCTGGTTGTGCCTTTTCTCCACGCATAGCTGCACTACTGCCGAATATCTGGCTCACCATCTCTAACATCATATTCACCATTGCCATATCGCCTCCCGCATTGGTGTTCGACGTTATCTGTTGTATGGGTAGTCCTCTTGACATATCCATTGCGATGCTTGCTCCGGGCTTAGCTATCGCTCTATCTATTTGGTTTTGTTTAGTGCCTGCATTCTCAGCTGCCTGTTTGTCGTATACCACGAGCCCCTTCATCGATACGCCGTTGATAATATCTCTTTGGGTAATATATCTATTGATATACCTCTGTTGGTCTATCACATCATACACCTTAGAGTGTATTTCGCCGTCTATAAGTGGATATGCCGTTATCACGAATGGGTGGCTCTTATGAGCAAATGGTGTTTCACCTTCTTTCAGACAAGTACCGTCAGGCGTAAGATACCGATAATACCAATATCTATCAAAATATTCTTCATACTCTATCAGTAACGCCTCTTCGGCTACACCTCCAAGTTCTACAAGTTCATCTATTCGCTCGGCGTTTATTTGGTCAAATCTCGACTTCTCCGACAGTTCCGCCTTATACAGCTCGCCCGTCAAAGTGTCGTGTACTCTCAGACGTTCCTTAGTCTCCAACTTCCATACCTCTATTACCCTGCATTTGTTTGGTTCTTGCGGCATATAGAAGTTTTTTGACCTCAATGTCTTATTATCGAAAAATTCTTTGTATTGTCGGTAGTCAGCATATTGTAGTATATTCCTATAACACTCCGACAGATATTTCTCTTGTTCTTTATTTCTCGCAAAGGTGCTTTTTAGCTCGTCAAAAGAATAGTCCCGAAGTACTCCTATCAGGTCAATGTCTCTCATACGCACATCGAGCATCGACGAATTGAAAAACACATTATTCGGGTTCTCGTTCGACATATACACATCAAACCTGCCCCTTTCATTATCCCATATATATTGGTCGTTGCTCACATAGATAGCACTTATAAGAGCCTCCTCAAGACCTCTGCGGTCTATCTCTTTGAATGAATTAATGTCGCATACATACTGCAACATTACCGTCATCATTTCGCTCGCTTTTGCCTCGTCTCTATCTCTGGCTACCACTATCGGCTCGCTCTGACTATTGGCATATAGCCCCAAAACACTATTAACCAACTTTCTCATAACGTTGGTTTTCAAAGGTATTAGCCCCTGTCGTCTTATATAGGTATCTTCTCTTACGGTTTTGCCTGTCTCTGGGTCTACTATCGGGTCTCCCCATTGGTCGCCAAAAAGATATCGCACAGCTCTTGCTCGCATATCTCTAAATTCTTGAAAGTTGTTATATAGCTGAGCACAACTATTCAGCAACTCTACATATTCATTTTTCTTCTCATAACCGATATACAAGGTAGAGCGTGCAGGGCTTGCAGCATTCAAGATATTCGATTTAGCGAACATCTTATAATTCCTCTTGTTTAGTTTTACCTTCGACATATTACCTTGCAATCATTTTTATGCTCTGAGCCAACTGCTCTTGCAGTAGCTTCATTCCGTCTATTTTACCATAAATACCCATTACCTTCGCCGCAGTATTGAGTATTACATATTCTATAATGTGGTCTTCTACTTGTTCAGCTTTCAAAGTAGGCATATATATGAAGTACTCCAATACATCTGTGGCATCGGCGGCACTATACAATTCTATTTTATTACCCGTCAATACTCCGACAGGTTTGTCTATTCGTCCCCTCGTTGCAGGGTTCTGTTGCTCTTTATATCTTGGGTGAGTATGCGATATTAGGTTTAGTCCGTCGTTCACCTCTCGTCTCCACGATTTGAGCTTTACCGCCACAAGCCTCAAAAAGTCTTGTGGCAAATTCATCTCGGCGTGCGTGCCGTACCCGTCTGCCACTATTGTTACGGGGGCAGCTCCATCTATTCCCATAGATGAAACAAACCAAAGAGGCAATATATGTAATACCTCTCTGGTCGCTTCGTCCATAGTCTCTTCAATATAACTATCGATAGGCTTCATCATATCGTCCGCAGGTAGCACATAAGATTGGTTCTCGAAATTCGAGAACTCTTCAAGCTTTACCTTCACCTTCTTTATGATGTCCGACCTCGTCATATTGCTCTCTTATTGAAGGTTCGGGAACGATACGCCCACCTCTTTCGCTTTTTGCAAGATTACCTCTTTGTTCATAAAGTTCGAAACCGATACGTTATACGGTTCTCCCGACAGTATACGCTTCGCCTCTTGTAGCTTGGTTACTTCATCGAAAACCACTACTTCTCCTTTACCTCCTTCCTCTTGTTCCTCTCCTTCCTCTTGTTCCTCTTGTTCCTTTTGTTTCTTTTGTTTCTTTTGAGGATTACCATCGTCTTGCTGGTCGCTTTCGTTTTCTCCTAAAACCTCTGCCAAAGTAACAATACCTTCCTTGTACTCATTACTTGCTTCGAGAGCTTCCATATCTTCTTCCTTATTCAGGTAAAGTGTTCCACGAGTATATCCTTCCAACGGAACAAAATCAAAAACAAATTTCTTGTCTTTGTAGTAAGTTGTGAAACAATAGTTCAAATAACCGCTATAATATTTTTTTACCATACTTTTTCCCTTTTTTTAGAAAAGGGCTACACCATAGAGCATAGCCCCCAATCAATTAAAAAATAAAAAACTTATGCAGTCAATTTGAATATTGCGTGCGACTTCGGATACTTGAATACAGGAGCGAATGTTTCGATAACTCGTTTTTTATCGCCTCTGAATTCAGACACATCAATGTTGTCTGCACGTAACGGCTCACGTATCATCTTGTCAGCATACGTCAAATCAATGATGAAAGCACTGTCCTTACGTCCATAAGTATCCATTGTAGGGTGAAGGTAGATGTACAATACACCAAATTCACTCACCATCTTATTGAAGGTTACTCCGAATTGAGCATAAGTACCTTCATTTCTTATTACAGGTCGCTTGTCGCTGAGTTTTATTTTCGACAACATCGAAATTACACCAGAGCCCGCAAACATATACCTTGCATTGCTGCCACTGTTACCAACAAAAACTTTCTCAAGCAAATCCACAAGTTCAGCTTCGCCATTGTTAGCAAGCAATGCAGCTTTTGATTTTGTGATTACAGGCGAGCCTCCTTTTAGAGCCTGAGCCTCAAAACCGTCGAAGGTATATACCATTCTCGCCTTAGGTAATAATTGTCTGGTAAGTCCCTTAATACCTACAAAGGTAGCGGCTTCTTCGTCCCTCATCATCTCGTGTATCGCCAACTCGTTCATCTGCTTCTTTCCCCAGTTGATTTCTTTTTCCTCACTCTGCGAAAGTTCTGTTTCGGAAATAGTTGTCATAAAAATCTGCATATATTGCTTCGTTTCTTGAGGATAAGCAGTAGTGTCCCCATTGTAGTTCTGTGCCTCTTCTATAAGATTAGAAATCCTATAAATGTTAGTACCAGTAGGTATGGCAAGACATTCGGTGTTGTTCTCTTTACCTGCAATAGGTTTGCCATTGATAGGCTGAATAATCAACTTAGGAGTTGGAGTTGTTGTTTTCCCGATAACGATTGCATTATATGGCAGTCCGACAGTAGGAGTTGTCTCGTTTTTCTTGTGTCCGTCTACACCTTCGATATAGATTTGGTCATTGATGTCGAAGATAGAATGCAAAGCTCCTACCTCTACCTGTTGCTGTTCTCCACCTGCGGCAACCAAAGCTCCTGTTGTTACAGCCTTCACCTGTCGTAAGTCCACAGAGAAATAGCCAAACTCCATACTCTTAATTGTTTTATGAGGCAAATGTCGCATAAAGGTGTTTACAGGGATACCCCCTAACCCCATCATCACCACCTCACGGTCGTATGCGTGAGAAATCATTTCGGGCGAAAACGCATTTGCATTTTCCAAACTCAAAACACTTCCCTCTCCGCTCAAATGCTTACCTGCTCCGTCGATACCGGGTGTTACTACTGCGGCAAAAGCCATACTCGCACCTGTCGACGCTCCGAAAAGCGTACCGAAGTCTATCACTCCAAACGCCCCCAACACTGCTACTGCCACAAACAGCAGCCCAAAAATCCACTGAATTTTTTTAATCATCTCTCTATTGTTTTATTTATTTGTTATAATAAAATTTCTTTTTAGCTTATCTTCTGCATATAGTTAGCAGGATTTAATCTCGTGCTACCCAACAGACTTTCTCCTTTTGGCTCTGGCTTCGGCGTGCCACTATTCTTCGGCGTCGGCAAATCGTCGCCTTCTCGCAGTTCAAGTTTACTCTTGTCTATCACCGAATTTTTGCCCTCTACCAAGCCCGCTACCTTAGCGTCGTCGACATCGTCATCGTGGCGTATACCCTGTATATAATCCACTGTCATCTGTTTAGATATGTTACCACTTAACAGATTATTGACAAAATCACGCATAGCTTCTCGCTCTTCATCAGTCGCTTCAAGCTCCTCAAAAGCTTCCTCCATAGACAGCATTGACTTCGTGAGGTTTTGCTCCCACTCTTCCTGTGCCTTACGGTCGTTAGCTATAAGCTCCGAACGTCTTTTTACCTCATCGACAAATTTGGAATTTCCATCTTTGTCTACTCCAAGCAGCTCACCTAACAGACCACTTACTTCGGGATTACTCGCTATGGCGTCCAGTATGATAGCATTATCATCAACCATATCCCTATAACTGTTCTCCAACTCTTTGTGTTTAGGCATAGCCTCCCCGATAATAGTCTCATAGTCGGCGTCATCAGCGAGCTTACTTCCTCGCTTTTGTAAACCTTTCAACAGCTTATCTCTGTTGGGGGTTTCAATTTTAGTAGTCTGTTGTTCTACTACTACATTGTCTTCCTTGTTTTTTTCCATATCTTTATTGTAGCAAAAAATGTCAATACAAAGATACTTAACCCCCACTGTATTATACCTGCTTTTTGACCTGTTACAACATTTTAGGCGTTTTGCGTTAGATTTCGGGCGTTTTGCGTCGAGTTTATTACTACCTTTGCAAAAATATCACAGCCGACACCTGTGTTAATGTCTAATCACATCTTCAAATGACTTTAATACAGGAGAGAAATTTTGCCGTCAAACAGGCTATCGAAATAAAAGCAGGACGTTATGTTTTACAATGTGATTCTGCTCCACGTTTTTATATAACAGAAAAGCAGGCGGAAAGACTAATTTACGCATTCTTCAAAAAAAAAATCCCCCGCAACCCAAGCAAAAAAAGGTTACAAGCCGCATTAGTAACTACATTCGAGACGCTGATAAGGCAATATCCAGATATATCCAAAGGCGAACTATTTACTCGAATAGTTATGTCGCCTGCCCCTGAATTTTTTATTTCAAAAAGAGTAGCAAAAGAAATTGTAAACAAATTAATTAGAAAAGAAAATGAATAAAGAAAAACAACACGACAGAGAGCTAAGAGCTATGCTTGATGAACAAAAAAACAAACGGCAGCTCTGCCAAGATTCCATTAAAATCATCAACTCTCTCATCGAAACGGCGAAGACAGTAGACGATTTCCGTCTTAACCTGTCAAACCTCTTTCACAATCTTGCCATACTCAATCCGCAGGCGAGTATTAGTTTCTTACCATCTCTAAAAGAAGCATACCTCGCAGAGCTCGATACACTCAATACATCTGTCAAAAATATAGAAAAGTATATCGCCTAACATATCTTCTATATGACCGCCGAGCAGTACATCGCCGAAAACAAACGCCGCCTTGCAGCTATCAATGCACCGTACGACCAAATCACAGGTCTTGGCTGCACGGCTTGTCCACGCTCTAAGGTCAATATAGCAGACTATTACGACGGACAAGATATATACTTGCCCGATACTATGCTCGAAGACTCATTCATAAGAGCTATCGTAAAAGTAGGAGCATTCTCGGCATTTCTTGTCAACAACGGAGTGCAGTCCGAAAACAATATTACAAGTCTGGCATACATATTCAACTCCATACGCTTTAAATACGACTTCGAGTATTGGAGTGCTACCTGTTGGAATATAGAAATAAAGCTCTCCGAGAAGTCGCTACAAGACGGCACAGCGGGCACATTCGCACCTCTTATTCTAAATAGAGGACAACGTAAGGTGCTTATCGAAATATACGACGATATGTACAACGACAGACCGATACGACACATCGTTTGTAAGTGTCGGCAGTGGGGATGTTCTACCTTCTACTCCGCTATATGCGGGTGGTTTCAGAATGTATTGTTTGTTAAGTACAATTCTGTTGTAGTTGCTCACGTAGAGAATGCGGCACGTCTAATACGTGGTATGTTCGTCAATGCCATTAGACGATACCCTTTTGAGTTAATGGGGGCTACTCAACCACTCGAACTGACGCCGTATCAAGGCTCACAAAAGACCCGATGCCTCCCTCAGCGAGACTATCGTATATCTATTGGCTCTTCTGTCAAACCAGACGGAATACGCTCCGAGAGTATCAATGCGGCTCTCTTCTCCGAAGTGGCCTACTACGAAAGTACTCCGCAGCGTACACCTGAGGCTCTCACCAACTCAATTTCAAACTCTGTACCTCTGTTGCCGAATACTATCATCGCATACGAAAGTACTCCTAATCGCACAGGCAACTTCTTTCACCGTGAATATACGCGAGCTAAAAGCGGCCTGTCAAATTTCAAAGCTATATTCATTGCTTGGTTCGATATAGATATTTACTCTATCGAGATACCCGACTACAAAAAGTTTATTGCCACTCTTACCGAAAAAGAAAAATATATCTTTTCACTTGGTGCTACCTTAGAGGCTATCGCTTGGTATCGTGAGAAAAGCAAGGAGCAACAAGACGAGTGGCGGTTTATATCCGATTTCCCTTCCGACGATGTAGAGGCGTTTCAGTCGTCAGGTCGTCTTGTCTTCGACATTAAAGATGTAGAGCGTCTTCGTCAAGGCTGTCGCCCGCCTGCCACCACAGGCGAGATTGTAGGCGACGCACTCGACGGACGTGAGGCACTCGAAGGACTGCACTTCGTTCCATCGGTCGATGGAAAACTCAAAGTGTGGACTCTACCTTCCGAAGAGCCCGTCTCTAACAGATATGCGGTTATTGTAGATATAGGTGTCGGTCTCTCCGAAGGGGCAGACAATTCCATCATCTGTGTTATTGACCGGTACTATATGTTAGAGGGAGGCATACCCGAAGTTGTAGCCGAGTGGTCAGGACACTTACCAAAAGATATTGTCGTCTGGAAAGCGGTACAGATAGCCAAGTTTTATCGCAATGCTCTTTTAGTTGTAGAGAAAAACTCTATCGTACCTCGTGCCACCGACTACTCACAGTTTATTTTGGAAACTATTGTACCTATTTATAGCAATATATACACACATACTCCAATAGACCAAGTGCGTCGAGGCATACGTCCTAAATACGGATACCATACCAATCACACCTCAAAACTCACATTTATCACATTTTTCCAGAAGGTATTACGTGAAGATATGTACTACGAGCCTTGTCTCGAAGCAGTCAACGAAATGGGGACATACGAACATACAGTAAAGGGGACTTATGAGGCTATCGAGGGCAATAGAGACGACCGTGTCATAACTCGATGTATCGGTATGGATATAGTCTATAATAAAATGCCCGCAGTTACACTAATAGATAATTATACAAATAATAATAACAAAAATACGGATTATAGAAATGAAGCAACTTTCTTTTAAAATCAAGGCTTATCGCAGAAGAAAACACATACTGCACATTGTCAAAAAATATGCAAGGGAAAAAAAACGAAACCCCAAAACTATGCCTTATGTCGACCCCAGATTTTCTGCTATAACACAGGGTATAGTTTTATCCGCATACATTTGTTCGCTGTACAAACACAAGAACATAGATTTATGGAGAGATCTACAACTCTTTTCTGGAAAAAAAATTATGAAAGCATACAAAAAAATAGATGAAGTCATTGAACAATCCAACAAAGACGGTTTTGTTTTTGAACCTGAATATATATGTGCAAAAAGAAGCACTAAATATATCTTCACCTTAATGTATGCATATCGACTGATAAAAATACCCTTGCTTTTTAAGCGAGGGTATACAAATTTTTGAAGGCAATTTACCGCCCACAATCATTTCAAACAACCTTAAAACATCTCTCGGTTTTAAAGACAAAAGAAGGCGGAAAATTTTTAAGTAGATCCTTATTTTTATATTGAAGGTTAATTTTTCTATCATTGTGAGTCATCAGCAATCTCAGTATATGCGGATTTGCTAAAAGAAACTCACGAAAAACCAATTCTTTTATTTTCCTCTCACATTTACTGTGGGTATAATTTTTGTCTAAAATCATATTTTATTCTTCTTTTATTAAAAACGGATAATCTATACTCTCTATATCTTCTATATTAAAGGAGTAACCTCTTTGGAGACAAGCATATGCCTCTCTGATACCTCCTTCTATGAGTCTTTGAAATTCTTTTTGTTGTCTTGACAAACTGTTTTCTGTTTCAGAAAAACATTTTTCCATTTCCATTTTTGCTTTACAACAGCCAGATATACATTTTGCCACCTTCCTCATTCCCTCTACGTCTGCTTCATAAACTAACATATTCTTCTGTACGTTATGAATATAAGGTAATACAACTGGAAAAAAATCGTTATCGTGTGAATGGTTTTTTAGATACCCCTCAATAATATCTAATATTTCGTTATGTTCTTTATGGAAAATTCTCGCCATCATTAGCGAATTTGTTACTATTCTCCTGAAAGGGTTTAAATAAACTAACAAACCTGATATCATAATAAATTTAATTTTACATAATTTTCCAATACAGTGGATTTACATTCAAAGTGAAGCTTTTTCTTCTCACATCTTTCAAATAAAATCTTATCTTTATATTTCCAGACAACAATATCGCCCTTACCTCCCATCCTACGAATAACATTTTTTGTTATCTTGCCTTCATCTATAACAATTTCGTCAGGAAACATTAGCCCCAATGCAGCTTGTAATGCCCGTTCCTCATATTCGAAATGCAAACGAATAACCTCCTCTTGCAACTTGTGAACCTGTTCGGATATGGTATTGTTCGACAGGGTAATTTTATTTCTCATTTCCATAATAAATTATATTTCTTATCGTACAAAATTACAACAAAAAAATGAAGTGGCAAAATTATTTCTTCAACTTTGCCGCCATATCTATTGCCTCTCTCTGTAATGTTTCAAGTTGCCTCAGTGCTTCGTCTCGCTCTTTGGTAGTCTCCGCTATTGCTATCTCATTACGTAGCTCCTGCACCTCTTTGTCTATGCCTTTCACCAAATACCGCCAATCAAGTGCCTCGTCTTCGGTCATCTTAGTCTCTTTCTCGAACCTGTCGACTTCACCCTCTTTCAGGTAGTTTGCATATACGTTGGCGTGTTTCTTCGCCTCTTTCAGTACGTCCATATATTGAGCATTCAGTATATCGTCAGTATATCTGAGGTTACTCGGCGATACATAGAAAGCTTTCATCGTCGGACTGTCCGTCGTTTTCATTTTTATCTCGCCTGCTGCTATCGACTGTGCCCCTTTGTCGCCCATATTTATAGCAGCTACCGCACTACTATATAATCCTCCGAAATATCCCCTCATCAAATGGTTTATCACGTCGGGGTTTACCTCTACTACTCCTCGCTTCAAATCTGAGCCACCGGTCAATCTGCTAATACCTTCACTCAGCTTCACTACGAAGTTAGGCGAATAAGTTTCTCCTCCTTTATTACGAAGAGCCTTTCTATATTCAGGTAACTGTGCCTTACGCCCTCCCCATTTATTATCGTCGTATATACGATAATTCAAGAAGTTCCTATTTGATATTATTTGTGTTGCAGGTTGCAGTACCGTTATTGGATTATGAGCTCCGATAAACTCACCTGTGCTCATCTTGCCGCCTGTTACGTCTCCAATAGATGTTGCCCCCGACGCAAAGCTCGGTAGCAAGTCGAGTGCACCCATAAGTACTTCCTGTGTTGCCATATCTATGGGTTCATTATTCCACACACTCAAAGCTATTTCGTCGCCGAGCTTGTAAAATACTCTCAATTCTTGGGGCAAAGGTATTTTTACAAAACCTCCTCCGAATAAAGGTAGACACAAATTATTCTGTCTATCATACTTAGACAACTTGAAGTAGTCGCTGTCGTCTCCGCCTACAAGCCTCGCCATTATTGACATCGCAATAGGCATTGCCACATAACCCGATATTATAGCACTCACTCTTTTGGGGTTCGCTTTTATTCCTCTATAAAATACAAGTAATGCCTGTATGCTCGCATTGGCAAATGCACTCAGAGCCTTAAATTCACCCCATATTCCGCCCATAGTACCGTGCCTGTTAAAGTTTATGGTCAATTCTTTTGCATCGCTGATACTCCTCTCTATTGACCTACCTGTTTGTCTGCTCGCACAATACGCCGAGAACCTCGTTATATTTTCGGCAAAGTCATTAATAGCCTCAATGAAGTTCATATAATCGTTCAGCCCATAATGTATTGTCTTATCGCCTCGCTCTGTCTGTCTGCGAAAATCCTTACTCATCCTCTCAAACTTCAACATCTGCGAAAAACCCGTCTTGCCGCCATTCATAACAAATTCTGTCAACCACCCACCATATTTGTCGTTTTTTATATTTTTACCTACCCAACCGAGCAAGCTATTGCCTCTTACATAACTCATTAATATTGGAGCTGCCTTTACCACATTAGCATTGAAGTTCTTCACGTAATCTGCATTTTCTCGCCCCACAAGCATAGCATTAGCAAAAAGATAGTCTCTTGTGAAGTTCTTCCCCACAAAAGCAGGGTTAAGTGTTGTCATTGATTGAGCCATTAGCCGAGTGCCCGCTTTCGCCTGTCTCAATAGCCAAGCATTACCAATAGATGTTCTATGATTAAGTCCGTTTATAGCTCTCGGCACAGCAGGAGGAGTATTAAATATCACATCAGTAGGCACTCCCCCTTCATACACTCTTACTATATGTTGTTTTACTGCTGCGGGTGGCACTATCTTACCAAAGTTCACATTATCTTGTCTTACTTCTTCTATTGTACCGTTTTCTATTCCCGCTTTCATCTCTGCTATCCAATCTGCGTATGCCTTAGCGTCGGGCTCTGTATCTCCTGTATATTTAGGAGGATATTTTACTTCTCCTTTTATCGTTCTGCCATCTTCATCTTTCGCATCGACGTCTTTATACAGTTTGCTCAGCAACAATATATTATCACGCCTTGCCATACTTATAGAAGCGAGCCTCCTCAGGCTTTGATTAAGCAAATTTCTGTTCTTCTGGTCGATAGTAATATGTGCCATTTGCTCCGTCCATACCAACGGCGAAGTACTTCGTCTTGTGCGTCCAAGAGTAGGCTCTACCTTGAAATCTGTAAACAAGACTACTCCGTTAAGGTCGTAATCAAACTCGTCTTTGGCTGTGCCTACATCAAATCCTCTCAGTGGCACAAAGTACTTCCACATTCCGCTCGCTTTCTCATACATCTTTTCGCTTGTTAATCCACCCGCTTTCTGCATATCCAATACGAACTGTGTGGCATAGTTTATCTTTGCCCATAAGTCATCAATCTTATCTTTGCCTATCTTCTGTTCATAGTCGGCAATAATGCTCTGCAAGTCATTAACTTTTTTCCACTCCGCAAAACGTCTCTCTACTTCAAATATAGGCAACTTCCGTCCGTCCTTACTAAACTCACTTACACCGTCGGTGTATAATATATCAATGTTATTATTCGCCTCTGCAAGTTGTGGCACACTTTCTTTTTGGGTCTTCACCTCTATACCTGTGCGTTTACAAAACTCCTCGAACATTACCGCCTCTACTCCTGAATAGTCTTTTAGCGGCTCTATACCGAGACCTTTGTCTCGCTCAGTGAAGTACTCGTTACGCTCTTGTCCGTGCTTCAATATCAGGTAGTTTTCCAGCTCTCTATACGATATTTGTCCGCTGTCCATAGCCGCCTTTGCTGCTCTCTGTAACGGCTTGCTACGCTCGGCTTGGTACTTCTCAAATTCTGCCTCGTTCTTGCCCGCAAGAGCGAATACATTCATATACCAATTGTTGTAATCCGATATATTATAACCGTGTTCGTTTAGTGTATCTACAAAGCTTTTCACTGTCCTGTATTGGTCAGCTACCGTCTCCACAAATTTCATTCTTTTTGCCTCTGTCTTACGACTAAGGTCATCAAATATCTCCTTGTTTGGCATTTTCTTCGGGTCGCTCTGGTTCATCTGCTTGCGTAGTTTCACCCTCGCCTCGTATATCTCTGCCGCCTTTTTACCCATTATCTCGTCTTCTCTGTCGAGTTGGTCATTCGCCCGTATAGAGTACCGCACCATATCATTTGTGGTATCGTCGATAACTTTTTTCTCATTTATTAGCGGGTTCTCAAAATTTTCTATTACCTTTGTAGCCGTAATAAGTTCTTGTTGTGTTTGGCTTGAAGCCTTAGGAGCTTCCATAGCAAACCAATCAAGGACTTGTTTTTTATCTACATACCTCAGGTTATCTTTGCCGAACTCGCTTTTAGGCGTATTTATATCTCTTATCAGACGCTCTGCCGACTTGCCATATATGCTTGATATTTCATTTACATTGAGCTTATTTCCGTCTCTTGTCAGGCGTATGGTTGTAGTAATAAGATCTTCTCCTCTCGGTATAAACGTAACTATAACACTATTTCTTGCTTTATCACCCCACTCGTAAACCATTATCGGCGTTCTTATCGCTTCTGGCAACTCTCTCAAATCGTCGGTTTTAAGATTATGTTTATCCAAGTGTTTACTCAGTACACTTTGAGTCATCTGTATACTGACGCCATTTAATCCTACTGACATCAGTATAGGGCTCGGTCTACCAAGATTAAATTTGCGACTTGAAAGAAGTCTGTTTCTTTCAAACTCATCTAAGTCATCGTTAAACTGCTTATTTATATCACCAAAGTATTCTCTTGCATATTGCCTCCAAAAGTCCAATATGTCCTTTACTATTTCTTCCGCATTGTCTTTTGTTGTATAACGCAAATCTTCCTTTGAAGATTGAAACTTCGTTTTTGTAGGGTCATCGTCGGCTACAACTATATTTAGAGTGCTATCTCCATTATGACGGTTATGTGTGTGGTCTGCTATTCGCATACTAACAAAAGCATTTGGCACTCCGTCTTTATCCGCTTCCTCATCTGTTATTTCTCCATTTTTAGTTATATAGAATGTGCTATATTTGCCAATATAAAGACCTGTTTGCTGTTGTAGCTTGTCAGTGATTGTGCCTATTAATTCGTGTTCGTCTGTATCAGGTTTCGACTTATATACATCAAACATATCTCTACCTGTCTCATAGCGGTCATATTCGACATCTTCCACAAAGTCGTCTATATAATCCTCTACAAACGGTGCTACATCTCCGTCATATTCTTCATTGTCGTAATCGTACTCCTCTTTTATTGCCGCTACCGGTATCTTCAACCGCATAGCCTCTACACTTACCGTCAAACCTTCTCTGTCCGAGTTATCATTATAGCCCTCTGCCTCGCTGAGTGCTTTCTCGAAGTCATTTCCATTATACAACACATCTATCTCGGTCTCCGTGTCCGCCCTTGTTGTGTACATAGTAGTGTACACATCTTCTCCTTTTATCTCAAACTTAGGACGGCGACGTTCCTCATCTATCGCCTTTTCGTCCTGTACGTTTACGAGCCTATACCTTATATCCTCATCTTCCTCATTGAAAGTGCCTATATTGTCCGTCGCCGATTTGATTTGAGTGGGATTAAACGCTATATATTGAGATATAGGAATATGACTATTGACATCTATTGTATTTTTTATTACAACTCCACCATAACCATTTCTTTTTGCCCACCTTCCTATTTGGTCGGTAGTTTTAGCCCCTTTGCCTCCCATTTCTTTTGGAGTTTTTATTTCGTCCCATTCGGAGTTATCTGCGTCTACTATAAACGGATTTTGTAAAGACAAAAATGTTTCATATATCTTGTAGCCAAGATACCCTTTCTCATCGGCATATTCACTAAAATCTCTACCTTTTCTTACTTTATCCATAGAAGCGTCTACCCCAAAATCTCCTGCTATATCTTTGTTTTCTGTAAAGAAATGCACAGCTCCTTTAAATTTATTAAATGAAGCTCTCGTATCTGTCCCGTGATACACCACCATCGGCTCACCATTTTCATCTACCACTTTTGAAGAATTTTCTTGCAGGAGTGAAATAAGTTTACTATCTTTGTATTCCGAAAGGGCAGATTGATTGTCTGAGGGCAACGTGGTAGATAAAGCGCCAACCTCATCTATCAATTTGCCCTTTTCTATCTCCGTAAGAGAATGGTCATAATATTTGTTCCCATATTCGTCTATACCAATAGCCAACTTCACGGTATAATCTACATCGCCAATCTTCAATCCCGATACATAATAACGATAACTATCATATTTGCCGTTATTTTTTTCATTAGGCAATTCGTCTATAAAGATAGATTTCTCGATAAGTTCAGGTATTACGGCAATAGATTTCAAATGTGCTTCATTACCCATACTATGAGAGGTAACTTTTTGTGCTCCGTCTTTTGCCAAAAGAATTGTATCGCCTGTGTCTTTATTGGTATATTCTCCTCTCAAACTATCTTTTATGTATGATTTTGCACTATCACGATTCAGCTCGTACTTACCTTTGTACTCCTCGCCTGTTATCTCTATCGGCTTCGTCTTCTTCAATTTCTCTATACGTGCCGTCTTCTCCCAGTCTCCAAACCACTTTTTAAACGCCTTCGTCCTTACCTGCAACCACTGCCGCTCAGTAAGGTTAGTATCTTTGCCGTTAGGGGCTTTCATAAACGTGCCGTCCGATATAGCCTTAGCTTTTATGTCTGAGGTCTCGTCGGCAGTGTTGTAGCGGGTAGACGAAATTTCATAAGGCATTATATCTCTTTTGATACGTGCACCACCTCCATATATCAGACTTTCTGTCAGAGTATTGCCAATTTCTTTGCCCGCTGCCCTTTGATTGTTTAGTTGGTCTAAGTCAGGTAACAAGTCTTTTATTTTTATATCAACAGCATATACTTGTGTGTCTGACATATTATTGATTTCACCAAAAGAGCGTGCCATATTAGGATAACGACTCAGATACACATAGCCGCTCTGGCTCTGATACGACTTACTACGCTTTAATGATGTTCTTTTTATTCCTTTTCCAAGTATGTCGTTATTCTCTCCCATACCGTGATACAAACGGACATATTCATTTCTATTTACTTTTAGCCATTTATTGAGTTCTTTTATATCTTTTTGTGTGATATTAGGGCTATTAAGGTCTATAACCTTATGCTCTCCATCTATATCTCTAATAATACGAGGCTTTTCACTACTCACTCGCTCCGTGAGGTTCTCCCCGCTCAATAGCTCACTCGTAGCCATATCTGTGAAATCTTGCAGTGTAAGGTTGCTTATCTGCTCCGACGTAAGATTATTTATTCCGAACACTCCACCTATCCTGTCCCATACCTCTGCTATCCAGTCGAGTATTTTCTCGAGCAACGTCTTGTCGAGTTCCTGCTCCCCTCTGTCGCCGATAGCCCTTGCCATTGCCTCGTCTATCTGTCCGTCGAGGTCTAAGTGTTGATAATTCGGGTCCGCTTGTACCTTTCTCAAATAGTCGCTTTCGAGGAACAACTCTTTACCCTTCGCCCACAAATCAGGAAAATGCTCCTTCACCTGACTTACCCACAAGTGCCCAAACTCGTGTATAGGAGTATTCAGACTTACCTCATCAGGATTGAGGTATATGGTGTTGCCCTTTACGAAGCCTAATACCGTGCCATTAGGACGCAAATAATGTTCGCTGCCTCCTATCTCTGCCAAAGCATTATAAAAGTCCTCCCCCGTCTTTACGTCGGCAAAGCCTGTCTTTTTTAGCAACGTTACCAACTCTTCGAGCTTCTCTGTCGTCGCTCCTCGTGCCTTACGTTTCGAGGCTTTCAACCGTGTCTCCTCGTTTTTTTCTTCCGAAAGCGTCGGATTATCGAAATCTTTTATTACCTTTGCAATGTCCTTTGTGTTGTATCCCTTTGAACGAGTAATGGTCTCGTTATCGGATAACCACGTAAGGACTTTTTCTTTATTAAGATATGCTTTTCTGCCCTGATTTTCTTTGTCGAGCAACCATTCAACGATTTTCTCTATTCTGTCTTTTGGAAAAATTGTAGAAACTGAATTAACATCTATCTCTATATTATTCGATTTTCGCTCAGACCTTACCTTTATCGCTACAATATGATTTACTCCATTGTATTGGAGTTCCGTAAGTAACACTTTTCCATCATTGTTTGGATTATTGAATACGGCTATCGGGTTTTGTATTGCTCTCGGTAGGTCTTTTATACTACTTATATCAAATGGGTGGTGTTGTCTATATTTTGCCGAAGATTTATTTTTCAGCATCTCCGCACTCATCTCAATAGGCAGATTAGGTAAACCCGCACTTCTCAGTATATCGTTAGGCATACCCAAACTATACACGTGCCCCTTCGGCAGTGTGCCGTCTATCTGCTGTTGTAGCTCCTCGTTAAAGCGGTCGTTTATATCCTTTATAGAACGGAAACGGATATTACTATACTCTCCGAATGGTTTACGTTGTTTTGCCCCGTCATATAGCCACTCTTTGAAGGTATCTATATCTACATACGTAATATCCTTAAATCCTTTCCAGTCTTTTGAGTAGTTCGAAAGATACGCTTTTTTGGCTTCGTCTTCCGTATCGAAACCAAACATAACTTTACTTTCGTCAAACTCTTTTGTCTTCGGGTTTACTTGGTCTACTACAAATATTCTTTTGCTATTGGGATTGTCTCCGATAAAAACATCTATATGGTCGCCATCTTTGCCCTCAGTATTTTTGAAATATCCATAGTGGTTTTTCATTTCGGTGCTCCACGCCTTGCCATTATCGTCTACTCCTCTGCGTATAGCACCCTTAGGGTTTTCTATTGTTATATCAAACCCCTGTATTTTTACGTGTCCTTTTTTGTAATTACCGGCTTTCTTCTGTGCTTCGGTCGGCTCAACATCAATATCTTTTACCGCTTCTGCAATATCTGCTTCAGCTCTTCCTCTACTGTCGGCTGTTTCTGTTCCTGCCTCAGATTGTTCTCCGACGCCAAGTTCGCTTTCGCTGCCTCGTCGCCCTGCTCGGCTCGCTTCACCTCTGCTGCCCAAAGTATTGTGCTCATTCTGTCTAATGGGTACATAATCTATATTGAAATTTTCGTTAATACTTTCTTGTAAACTCTTTCTCTCGCCTGCCGTAAACAAGTCACCCTTACCTTCCAATAAGTTATAGAAATCGTCCCATATTGTATATAGTCCTCTTCCCTTATCTTTCGACGAACGTAAGTTGGTCGACTTATACAGTATAGCAAGTTCCGCCGCAAAGTTACTGAATTTCTCCCGCATATCTACCAATGGGTATGTGCCGTCTTCATTCATTGCATTGAAGTCGGGTTGTGCTGTCATCAGCCAACTCATCACTTCTCTACGTGATTCGTCTACCCCAACCTTGCCTTTATTGTTATTGCCAAATACCAATGTGTAGAGCAAGATACTATCCTGTATCTCGCCAAGTATCTGTCGCCCGTACTCTTGATTGAGTATAGCTCGGTATGTCTGTAAATATAGTGCTGTCTTCGCACTATCAGGCAAATTCAAAAAGTCGCTATTGATATTGGCATACCCTCCCTCTGTTATAAGGCTTGTTAGTATACCCTTGAAGTCATCAATAGCTCCGCTCGTTACATCGCCTCTCTCATCAAAGAAACCCTGTCGTTGCGTCATCGATATTGCTCCTGTCTTGTCTAATATAGGCAATACATCTCTCAGATTTGCCGATATAACGTCCGATACCGTGTTCTCCTCGTCTACCCCTTTGAGTAGTCCCGTTATAAACCTGTCGAGCATATTTTGCGATTTCAGGTGTTTTATTACTCCGCTCGGGTTTATCCTATGCACACCACCGCTCTCTACATCTTGCTGAGTGTATTGACCCAATAATATAGCGTCGCCATCCGTACCCTCATATATATCCACAGCAATAGGCTCTTTCATCGTCCGTACCTCATCTGCCGACATACCATAATTCTCTGCATTGTCTATCAGATATTGCTTGTACGCCTCTGCCGACTTCGGATACTCTTCGTACATCAGGCGTAATGCTTCTGCCCTGTTGTTACCCTGTATTACCTCCAATCTGTTGTTAGCTATCGGACTACCATTGTATGCAGTTATACCGCCCGTTATCTCTTCGGGGTTTATGTTTGCCGCTATCTGTGCCGCCGATACTCTGCTCGCTTTGTCGGTCCGCTCTTTCGGCTGTGCCTCTGTGATAAAGTGATATATGTTACTGCGTCCGCCTCTGTGCGACGGCTGCAACTTCGTCTGTGCATTGTCTATTATGGTACGCTTCACCGTCGGACGTCCGCTTTCGACCGCTCCTGTGTCGTTGGTAAACTTACGCCGTGCCGTATTGTATCTGTCTAATGTTATAGGCTCTTGCCTGTCTATGCGTTCACCTGTACGCAACCTGAAACCTCTCAGACGAGCATTTTCTGGCGTATCTTGCAAGAAATCGGGTACTCCCTCTCGCTCCTCTTTCTCTCGTACCATTTGTTCTCGTTGTGCCTGCTCTTCACGTCGAGACTCCTCACGTTTCGCCGCGGCCTCCTCTACCGTCTGTCGCGGCATAGAGTCTTCTTGCATATCTCTGAGGGAATGTAAGTAGTCGACAAAGACATTTTTGTCAGCTTTCAAGGCTGCAAGTTCTTTGTATTCTGCTACACTCTTACCCGTCTTATTCGTCAGCTTCGCTATCTTTTCGCTCAGTGTCTTAGATTGCTCTGTTATATAGTCCTTCACCAAGTCCAAATCTTCTCCAAACTCTATCTGTGCGTACATTATCTTCTGCTCCGCACTCATTTGGTTCTCGTCTACCTCGCCCTTCTTGTTTCTTGGCAAAGAATTATAAAATTCTCCTTGTTCGTTTAAGTTATTTATTGTACCTTTGTACTGTAAATCCGAATTAGCTTTTTGTGTAGGAACAAGGTCCGACTGCCCCTCGTGGGTTTCGGTTAAGTACACATCAGAACCGATAGAAGTTAGTTCGGGTTTATTGTATATAACAATACCATTGGCTAACTCTTTTCTTATTGCCGACTTGTCTACAATATGGCTACTGATTGATACCTCAAGCCCTCCTTTCTGGACCGTTACATTTTCGAAATGTACGTGCTTTCGTCCGTTCTCGTCTTTAAATGTCTTTACAAACAAAAGTTTTGTGTTCCTTTCTGCATTATCGGCTACTGCTGTTTTCTCTATTATTACATCGGGGTTAATCAATGTGGGCTTTATCATTCCAAATTCTCTCGTCCTTTTCTTTAAGAATAGTTTCGCCAATTGATTGTCGCCCATTTTTACATCACCTATCGGGGTCGAGACGGTCCTGTTTTGTCCAAACTCCGCCACCCAATTATCAGGCGTAAGTTCGATGACGGGCATAGCCTCTGCGTTATCTTCCATAGCCGACATTAGTAGATCCGCTCCTTCATCGCTCAGGACAGTGTTTTGTATATTCGAATAACCGCCGTTTTCGTCGAATCCTGTACTATCGTTTTTCTCCGTAATATCCTGATATTCATTCGGCGTTACACTTTCCGCGGGTGTACTCTGTTCTATGTTTGTTGGACCGTTATTTATTGCTTGTTGTATGTTGTTCTGCTCTTGCGGATATAGCTCATTGTCTACATATTCCTCAATAGGCACATCACTCAACACTTTGCCAAACTCAGTACGGCGTGTTTTCAGATAAATAGGCTTCGGAGTGCCTCCGTCTACCTCATTGCCGTCCTTATCATATACTTTGTAATATATTGTGTCATCGCTTCTATCGTAGTCTATGTTGCCGTCTTCATCATATACAACTCTTCCCTTAACAACGTACGCAATATTATCACTGCCCGCTACATTACTCAACTGTGTTATGTTGCCTGTGTCTACATTCATTACAGGACGGTATTGTTCGTATATCGCTTGTCGCTTGCTTTCTATTTCGTCATCAACATTCTGTTGTTCGGGGTATAAGTCGTCGACACTATCAATAACCCGTACGCTTTCACCGTCTGCTCCAAGCAACAACACATTACCACGTCTTAATGGTATACTTTCTTCTCCGACCTGATATTCGCCGTCTTCGTCAGCAACATCACCTACTATCCATTGAGCGTTATCATATTCTACTTCATCGCCTTGTCTCAACTGAGGTATTGTATAATCAAGTTGTCTTTCTTCTTGTATATTTTTGTCCGTAACCTCCTGATATTCATCCGTGTTTACACTTTCTTCGGGTGATATTTCACTGTCCGCTTCCGCATAAATATCTTTCCTGATATTATGAGCTACAACATTAGCAGCCAACTTATTAAACTCCACACCTATGTCGTTTAATTTATTGTTGGACACCCCACCTAATTCTTGTACATATCCATCAATTACTTTGTGTAAGTTTTCTATTTCCGCATTTTTTATTTCATCAAGCATTTTTTTAGGAGCAGACATATTATTTTGCCGAGCAAAATTCAACAAAGCTCTATCTGCCCTGTAAGCGTCAAGCGATGACTTAGCTACACTTACAGTGTTTGCCCCCAAACCGACAAGGCTCATCGGAGCAAAACCACCTATCATTTGAAGCATATTGTCCTTACTCCAAAAGTTCGCCCATTCTTCTTTTGTTGCGGTCCCGTTTATTTTGTTAAGCACCTGCCCAAAACCTTCTTCTGCAAGCTCTCCAAACTGCCCGTTTATACCCGCTTTCGACAAATATCTATTAGCAGTGCCTCCTGCCCTAATAATATCCCCCACAATACCTTTCGAGGACAATTTCCCCCAACTTGTAGGAATAATATTTTTCGCCACCTTGCCACCAAAACCTGCAAAAGCCCCTCCCGCACGCTCTGATACACTCTCTATTGCTCCACTAACCAAAGACTGAGCAAGGTTATATTCAGAAGGCGTAACATCATATTGACCTTTTCCTTCACCAAAAGCAACTGTGCCTGTTTTCGTCTGAATAGCACTATCATAAGTATTAGGCATAAATAAAGATTGAGCCGTCCCACCTACAAAAGTGTCTATTGCCCCTTTCCCTACAAATCTCGTTCCTCTTAAAGCCGTCCCACCCAATCCCTTAGTAGCAAGCTTAGCAACTATCTTAGGGGCATTTTTAGAAATAAATTTACCTATCCCTCTTGCTACCGCTTTTGTTGCCGCAGAGCCAATAAAATTTGTGCCTAAAAATTGTGTGGATATTTCTGCCGACATCTCGGCTATTTGTCCCGCAGTATACCAACCACTTACGTCGTCCTTTCTCATATACGCAACAAGCGTATTCGTTGCCAACGCCTCCATTAAGTCGTTTTCCTTATCTGTGAGATTTTTCCCCTCCAAATACCTGTCTGTTACTCCTTTTATAGTAGCCGATTTTGCCAGACCACTTAGCCCAAAAGAAAAAAAGCTTTCAGCGTCAGCAGCGTCTTTTGCTCCTGCCCACATACTATTAGCCCAATTGCCTTCTTTCTTTGGAGCATTTAATAGCTTTTCGGTGTCGTCTACTAATTTTATCGTAGCAGCAGGAACACTCATAGCAAGGTCAGCGGCAGTAGTTGACACATAGGCGTCTTTGTCTGCACGAATAAAAGCGGGTATTTTCTCCTCTTGTTCTCGCAATTGTGCCGCATATTCGTTATAATCTTTTTGAGCCTTTTCTTTAAGACTTCGCAACGTGTCGTCTATCTGTTGCCTTTGTGCCTTCTCGGCTTTCTGATATTCTATTGCCGTCGCCTTAGCCTCATCTTGCCTTCTCGCTTCTCGTTCCTTTATATCTTCGGGCAAAAGGTATCTCCCTGTTATTGATAAATCCGCTCTTTGCTTATTCGCTATATTTTTTCTTTGTGCGGTATCCACAATAGTTTGAGCGTTAATATTATCTACAACATTCCTTTTTTGAAAAGAATACCTGTCCTGTGGAGTTATAGGGGTAGCCCTACCTGTTGCCTCCAATGCGTCTATGGCATAGTCCTCCGCCGTTTTTTCTCCACCCCCCAGTACATTTTTTATTGGTGTCTCAAAGTGAACATATTCGTTTTTGTTCGGCTTGTAAGGTGGCACTGTTTTTCTCCCCTTTGATATTGACGAAGGTACTACTCGACTACCAAGTGCTTTTACCAAAAAATCGGCTTTCGAGCCACTAAACCCCGTCTTACCCCTCAAATCATCATAGACAAAATTAGAAAAGACCGTATCCGTTGCCAATTTTTCGGCAAACTCATCTATATTACGACCTATCGAATTAAGGTCATAATTGTCTTTTATCAGTCCGTCATATAATTCTTGTAGTCTTTTTGAATTATTGCCAACTTCCATAATTTTGTCGTGTGTTTTTTTTGTCATTATTTATCTGCGAATTGGGAGCGAACTTCTTTTTACCCCCACTACGAACTTCCTTGTATGCTTTATTAGCAGCCTCCCTTTTTGCTCTCGCCTGTTCGTTATTATTCAATATCTTTGCTTTATTTGCCTGTTCCTGTTCTTTTGTCGGAGCAATTAATTTACCTGTCCTCTTGTCTAACGTCGGAGACAACGGATTTCCATTGTTATATGCTATATTTTCGAGATTTTTATTAAATTCGCTAACATCTTCTTGATTTATTAAAATCCAACCACCTTTGCCATCTGGAACAGCTACCTTCTTGCCCTCCGCTTTTCCTCTGGCTTTTGCGGCTGCTACTGAATATTTGCCTCTGATATGAGCTAATTTTTCGTTGCCCTCTTGTTTTTTATCAAACTGTTCTTCCTTTTGGGTAATTTTCGCTCCTTCTTTACCTGCATTAAGATAAGCATTGTAAAGGGCTTTAAATATATCTACTGTTCTATCGGGATACTCCTCATCACTTTGGGACAATATCTTGTTATACATTTGCCTCCACCTTGCAAGGTCATTCTGGTAGTTGGAATTCAAATAATCCTGTCTTGCTTTACTGTCAGCCACCGTGTTAGCAGCTATTGGTCTTCGCTGATATACATTACCGCCCCCAATAATACTACCCGTGTCTATCAATAAATGCAATGCCTCACCTAACAACGCAATGTTTGCCCGCCTCTTTTCGGCGGCAATAGCCTCATCTGGTGTTAATGGTTTGGGGTTCTCCTGCAAATACATTTCTGCCAATGTAGATACATTTTTTCTTTTTCGGGGTAACTGTTCGGCAAAACCTCTTGCCTCATTCCAAACAGTATTTGCGTCAGGCAAATCCACACTGTTGTTGTTTGGGACAAAATATGTTATACTTTTGCTCTTTCTTGCTCCCTGTGATTGTTTTGGTATATGAGGTGTTGCATCTTCGGGGTGTCGTTCCCAATAATCAGTAGTTTGCCTCTCACTATAACTACCTTCCTCTAATGGAGGCAATCCAAGTTCCGCCCTCATCTTTCTTACTTTTTCTTTTTCTTCTTCCGTCGGCATAACTTCTTGTTTTTTTTTACGCCCATAACTTGTTATTTTTAGGCGTCTTTATTGGACTATCTACAATTTTTGTGCTTTCATCGTTCGGAGCAAACTTCGCTGCCCCCCCTCCAATATTCTGCCCGTCGTATGCACCGGCAGCTGTCGCCGCCGCATTACCAATATTTGCTGCAAAATTGGCATAATTTTGTTGTTTTGCATAGTCAAGGTCTGCCTGTTGTTGATATAGGTTCTGGCGGCTTCGCTCTAACGCCTGATTAAGACTATCTTTACGCAAAGAGGCATTGCTCAATATGTTGTTATACACAGAAGATAATGCAGCCGCATTCTGGTCTCGTATAACGTTAGATGTATCCATTTCTCCCGTTATTTTCGCCCTCGCTCTGGCTGTGGCAATCCTTTCTTTCATCTGTTCTTGAAGTCTCCCCAATAGAGCTTTATTGTGATATTGCTCTAAGGGATTTTCATTTAATTGTCTTTCGTAAAAAAGACGCTGACGTTCACCCTCCTTTTCGAGAGCTTCCTGTCTTTTCTTGTTAGCTTTTGCGGTTACAACTGCACTTGTTATTGCTCCTGCTGCTGCTATCGCTCCTAAGATTAAAGGTATTGGCATATTTATTCCTCCGTAATAACACACAAAAATACAAAAGAATAATCTCCCTTCCACCGCACAGAGCATTTTAGGCGTTTTGCGTTAGATTTTAGGCGTTTTTTGAAAATCAAATCCACCCCTTATACTTCTGGTAGAACTGTTCCCAGTATAAATCGGAGGGATTTGGTAGAGCGATACCCAAGTCTGCAAGTGCAAACTGCTGTATGCGGTCAAGGTAGTGCGTCATCTCCTTCGTGTCGAGCTTCGTTGTGCTCGCTGTCATCCGTACGTCTACCCCAAATACCTCCACCGTACTAACACCCAAATACCTCGCCTTAAAGTACTCGTGTAGCCTCTCCTTGTCTTCCCCTGTCTCGTCTTGCAAACATTTGAGCCACAGCCAATAGAGGCTGTTTTGGTCTATCGTGCGGCGTTGCCGTATCTGCTTTATCTCAGCGAAATACGGCTTATCTGTTGGTAGTTTCTCAAGGTACGACATCACCGCTTGTTTGTCTTCCTGTCTCCTTATTGTGAATTTCATTTGTTTGCCTCCTGTGCTTTTCCCCACCTATCAATATACTCTCTCTTACGCCTGTCGCTCTCCCTATAACGCTCCATTTCTTCTTCCACCTCGTCCGCTAATATCTTGAATGTCGCATTATACCTACATTCATCATCGAACTTACGCAAGTAACGAGCTACGCTCTGTGTCGATGTATAGAGTGATTCCGCTATTCTGGTCTTCGACACCCCGAGCCTGTTACACTGCCAAGCGAACAACATACGTGCGAAGACATAATCACGCTTCCTGCTACCTGTTGCCTCCTCACTTACCACAATTATACCTGTAACCTTGCATACCGCTGCCCACGACCGCCTGATACTGCGTATGCCTAAATCTATTTTCTTATTCATATCTCGTAATTTTTAATTTTTAATTCGTATCGGCAGCCCCGCATATTCCCAAGCTATCAGAGCTGCGTCTCTTACCTCTTGATTGGTCTTGTTCGTTATATGATTGGTCTTGTCCGTTATAATGGCTAAGTGTTGCAGCTCCTCGTGTGTTATCTTGCCGTCTCTGCCTTTCCACATCTTACGCAGCGGCGGCTGTTCCACCACCTCTATGCCGTAATGTCGGCACATCTCTACTATCTTACGTCCTACCTCGTGGTTGCGTCCCGTATGGTTACCGATTGCAGCCGAACGTGCCGCACTGCCACCTCTACCCACGTGCCAATGTGCCTTGTTCAGCCAACCCGCCTCAACCACCACCACAAAAAACCTGCCCTCTTTTGTGAGCATATCTCTTGTTTCTCGCAGATAGTCGAGTAAGTCGGCAAAGGTAAGGTTAGAAACCTCTATAATTCTGCTTTCTACAATCAGAAAGGCAACCCCAGACTTATCTACATCGGGGTCTATACCTATCACTACATCATACTTCTTCATACGTCCAACCATTCTTTATTATCATACACATTACCCACTACTTCCACATAGTCGAGAAAATCCTCTTGTATGCAGTCGTGCTCGCAAAACGGCTCGAATACCTCGATGCCACCGAGCATACTATTCTCACGTTTATACCCGAATGCTCCGTTCTCAAACACTACTTTGGCGTAGAAACTTTCAAGATAATAACCTTCGTGTTCTTCGTACCTTATTATATCGCCCTCGTATATCTCTGTGCCATTTTTATCTTTTAAACCTGTGTATTGTCCTACACTATCAGCGATAACAAAATCACCATCGTGAGTCAAATCCCAAGCTCTACAATTATTAGGGCTAATATATACCTCACCTTTGTGGTAATGGAACAGGTCGCCATAGCACCAATTCCCATTTTGGTCTATCCCTCTAAACTTTATACATCTCATCACTCGTAACTATTTTTATCGTAATTAATAAATTTCCATCCTTGACTAATAAGTAATTCTATATTCTTTTTAGAAATGTAATTATCAACTTCATAAGTATGGCAATCACCAAAACCACCTTGAGTAACAGAAGTTTTTCCGAGAAAAGATTTTATTTTTTCTATTTTCTCTGAGGTATTCCCCCATTCTTTAAACCTATCCCCATTTTCTTCTTCTGTTCTGATAAGATGACAATGTACATAATTTGAGAACATCTCTTCAACAGGTTCTAAAATGATAGTATTCTTATATTTTTCTTTTAGAAAAGCGACATACTCATTCGTACCTACCTTATCTTTTAAGTCAGTATAAACTTTTTTTATAAAAGCTCCTTTTTTATCTTGGTTTATCTCAAAATAATCTTTATTATTTAATATAAATTTCATTAAAACTGTTGTTTTTACCCCTAACTCTTTTGCTAATTCAAATACATAAGGGTATCTATCGCCAAATGCTTTGTCATAAAGATAAAAGCACTCGTTTACTTTACTCAATGTTAATTCTGTATTCATATCAACTCCTTTGCTTGTTCGATTAGGTCTTTAAAATTTTCCAAGAATTCATTTCTTATTTCTTTGGATTGAAAAGATAGTACATATTGTACATTAATACTCCAATCTGTGCCAAGAACTCCTTCAAAACAAATAATATTTTGCTTAACTGTGTTTTCCTTCCAATTAGGTTTCCACCCCTGTCGATAGCAATCTCTCAACTGTACGAGCTGCATTAAAGCGAGGAATGCTTCGGCTGTCTCCTTGTTAGGTAATATGTTTTTAAGATTTGTAGCTCTATGTTTTTCAGCAGCATAGGTTATTTCACCATACTCATCAATAAAATATTCATTCTTTTTAATTGGATTATCCCCGCAAAACTCCTCCCACGATTTAGGCAGTTCAACCCTTACTATTTCAACCTTTTGCGCGTCCTTATTATACACCGCCTTGTGCCCGTCAGGCACTTCAATCTCAATCTCAATTGTTTGTTTCATTGCTTATTTTCTCTTTTTAATTAATTATTTAGCCAATTCAAAATCATACGCCCACACATACGGATTGCTCTCCCAAGTACCGTAGCCGTTAATTTTGTCAATAAGGGCGGCAAAAGCTTCTTGCTGCATATCTCGCAGTACCACCTACATTTGTGATTATCAAGACCTTGCTGCGTCTTAAATTGTGCTGCACAAACATTACATTTCAACATAATTTTCTATTTTTTAATCGTTAATACTCAAACTTCAATCTTTTCGCAACCGCCGCAACTACATCTACCGTTACCGAGTTGCCTATCATTTTATACCGGTTTGTTCTCGCTATCTCTTTCACCTCGCCATTATAATTTCCCCACCTTGTCCAATCATCAGGAAAACCTTGCAGCCTCTCACACTCTCTCTCCGTAAGCCGTCTAATACTACCAACAAAATTATTCTCCTGAAAAGAGTTTGCCGATATTGTCGGACATTCCGTAAATACTCCTCCCTTATTGTTTCCTCTTGGGCGTTGGTATATAATCAAGTCTGCTTTATGGCAATTCAGGGCCGGAACATTCCCTCGTGAGTCGTATACCCGATTTTGTTGGTAAGGTTGCCTTCCATTACTCTCTTTCGAAGCATTCATCTGATAGATATACGTGTCGTCTCGTCCTATCGCTCCGTTGGCTCGCAGCGTTGTACAAACCTTGCTTTGTGTCCTCCTCTTTGTTCCGACAACATCGCTATCATTCTCTCCGATAGGAAATATTCCGGCCCTACTTCTTCCTGCAAGATGTCCGACAAGGTATATACGCTCTCTATTCTGGGGCAAAAGCCATCTCGTATTAAGCAATTGCCATTCAAGTCGATAGCCCCCAATGTTGGCAAACTCTTGTAAGATTGCCGCAAAATCTGCCCCAAAGTTTGAGCTGAACACTCCCTTAACATTCTCCCAGATAAATACCGAAGGTCTGATTTCCCGTACAAGCCTAATTGCTTCCCTGATAAGACCACTCCGCTCTCCGTCAATTCCTGCTCGCTTTCCAGCCAAGCTGAAATCTTGGCAAGGACTGCCGAATGTGATAATGTCAATCTCTCCTCGTCCGAAGTCTCCCCCTCGAACATCTTCAACTGAACCAATGTATTCTCCATCTCTAAAATCGTATCTGTAATTCGCTATGGCGTCTCTATTAACCTCACTAAAATAATGTCTCTCTATCTCGTAACCCGCTCTCTGCAACCCCAAACTGAAACCGCCGATGCCGCTAAACAAATCAATCACATTAATACCTCTTTTCATTTTCTCTTACTTTCTCCCTCGAAAACAAAGTCGTTACAGCACTCACGTATGCGGTCGTAGATACGTTCGCCGTACTTCGACCTAAGCGTTACCTCTTTGTCGTCGTCCGACTTCGGCAATAGATTTGTTATCAGCACCGTACGCAAATCAGAGCGATACCGCTTGTCGTATAAGTCGACGAACGGACACAGCCTGTTGCCGTAGTAAAGTACTTCCGAATTCTCCACTCCTACATCATCGATTACGAGTATATCGATACTTTTCAGCACCTCTATTGTTGCCGTATTCTGCTCAATGTATGCCGTCTGCACGTCGAAGCTATGCACAAGCCTTATCGCAGGTGCTTGCCTCCGTTTTATCTCGTCGTAGAAGTCGGCATTTACCGCCTTGCAGAATGATGTCAGCAACTTAGATTTACCCACTCCGACAGAGCCACGTATCAGCCAACCTTTGTGTATCCGTATCTTGTCGGTTACCTCTTGATTATCACCGCAGTACCACCGTGCCAAATACTCAGTTAACTGTTTGGTATAATCGTCCATTAACATCTTCTCACCTCTATCTCTCAGATAGTTGTAGAGTATATCAAGCGTCTTGTTGCCGAGATTTCGCCACGTATATGCCTGTTCCTCTTGCCCCTCAGAGCGTAACGGCTCTATGTTGTGCTCCTGTCGCAACACGTCCGAGAGCAGCTCCACTTTGCTTGTTCTGTTCATTTTTTACCGTAGTTTTTTGATTGTTAAAACTTTGATTACTATTGTATTGCCATATCTCACTTATGTCCCAATTGGCTTTATATCCGCTCCAACTTTTCGCAACTATGTGTCGCAATAAATCATTGATTTTTAGCGGATAACTCGCAATAGTTTTTTCCACCTCCAAGATAAATTGGCTGTATGCAGTTTCCGAATTTGTTGCCTTTTTGTTTTTTCGCACCAATAACCAATCGTCTACCAATTTTTCTTCAAAACCATAACTCAAAAGTGATTTTTTAAAATCAAATTTTTTGGATAATACGTCAGTATTATCTTTTACTTTTAGTTTGTGTTTTTGTTTTGTTTTATTATAAGTTATGTGGGTGTCGTTTTTTGCTACCGTCTCTGCTACCGTCTCTGCTACCGTCTCTGCTACCGTCTCTGCTACCGTCTCAAAATCTTTCACAAAAGAGTACTTACCTCTCGACCTTGTACTTTTACCTTTCTCATAATAAATCAAACCTGCATTTACCAATGTATTGCGGGCGGTCATAAGTGTCCTTTCGGTTACGTCAATCGCATAACAAAGTTCTGAGTTCGAGCAACTAAAAACGTCTGCCCAGTCCTCGCTATTGCAAACGGCTACAAGTTCATAAAATAGAGCCTGTTCGGTAGCGGTAAACCTAAACGTTCTACGTGCCCTTCTCATTTTGTCCATCAATGCGTAACCTCCAATATCTCTATTGTCGCCTTTCATACCTCTATACTATTTTTCTATGTTCTCTGAAATGTCTTTCAAAAATTCCATAGCCTCGTCCGACTCCATAACAATCGACATCTGATTGTCTAGATATTCGTCAAACAGACTGATACAAAAACAATTCCCCCGTTCGTTTCTTTTAAATGAAATGTACTGGTATCTCGAGTCTAAAAGCTTGTACAGTTTTATTGCCATAATTTCTTCATTTTTAATCCTTAATTCTTAATTTTACTTCGCGGGGAGGGTAGGACTCGAACCTACCTCAGACTGCCACTAATCAGCTCCCCTGTGGATACAGACCCTTGTGTTTGGCGATACCTAATACTAACTCCTCCTATATTCTGTTCCTTTGCCCACAAATACGCGGGGCGTATTGCCCTCACGTTCTTCTTTCGATTGCGGCACGTATATCGTATGTGTGTCCCCATACTTCGACGGCTCACGTCGCTCCGATACTATCAGGTCTACATACTTCTTGCCGTTAACGGCTGTTGTAATCTTCTCTTTCGGCAAGTCCGAAAGGCAAATACTAATCTTAATCATCTCTCTGTCTGTTGTTTATTATTTAATAATATGTTGTGCTCTTGTGCAGCTCTATAAATTCACTGTCATCTTTTTTGTTATCTTCGAAAAAACGTCTTGCACTCTGCCAACTCAAATGCGATTGTACGCTTCCGTATGCGTGGCAAAACTCGCCTCTATCGGCTGCTATACGCATAGCCTCCTCTGCTTTCTCCTCGTCGTAATTCGCTTCTATGGCGTATATATCATAACCTTTCGCTGTTATCCCCTCCAAGTGTGCCGTATCTGTTGCGTGAAATATCTTGCAATCGTTGAAATAAATTCTATATCCGCAGTTCTCTACGTCGTGGTACAACTTGAATGGCGATACCTTGAATACGCCATAGTTATATACCTTACCTATCTCGTACACATCAATATTATTCAGTCCTTGCAGCAGGGGCAACATCCACCTGCAACAGCCTATACGCACCGATGGGCGTTCGAACTGCAACTGCCGTAGCGTTGCCAGACTCAAATGGTCGCCGTGCGTGTGTGTTAGCAATACGATAGATATTTGTTGGCGGTACGATTTTATCTTCGCATAGCTAACTCCACAGTCCACAAGGATACGGTTGTCGCCATACAATACGGCATTACCCCTGCTGCCCGAACTGATAATATTTACTTTTCCCATTTGTTTTCTGTTAAGTTGTAAATTCCTCTTGGAAAAAATTGTACATCAGGAATTTCATCATACTCAAAACCCCAAACAGCTCCGAAATGTTCAGACATTACTTTTCTCGGACTTTCTGCCATTATCTTAATTAGGCAATCTTTATCCAAAGTATGTCCATTGTAACTGTGAGTGTGTCGCTGTCCCAAAGTGAAATAGTGCGTTTTCATATTTCGTTGAAGTTTAGTTTTTTTGTTACTACCTCTTTTTGTTCGGGTTCAGCCTCAGGCTCATCCTGCGTTACTATCGTAGCGTCCACCACAGCACGTCCGCTATTGCTACCTTTGGGGTTGTCGATGTAGTCCCCGTTGCTGTCCGCTTGGTCGTTGATGATAGCCTTCTGCATTTCTACCGAAAGCACTCCGTAACGATTGAGCAATAGCTTTAATACAGTCTTCTTCGCCATAAGGTCGAACTCTTCCCTCCAAAGTCCTGTACCGTATTTATCGAAGTTCTTCGAGTACTTCTTGGCGTGAGCCTTTACCTGTTCCTCTGTCATATATAGCGACTGTTGGAAACCGTTCATCAGCTCTATGTAAGCAAGGTAGCCTACTACTTCGCCCTCAGGATTTTCTCCAAGAAATTCGGTGTGTCCCGTGAATTTGTTTCTTTTTATCTCGCCCTCACGCACCTCACACGTGTTGATAGTCTTGTACTGTCCGCTTCGAATAGCAAGCTGGATAAATCCCTTATATCCCATCTGGAATTGTGGTATCATCTTATAGCTGCCATCTTTCTGCTTCGAGTTGTAGGCTATCACATAGGCATAGCCTAAGTTCTTATTTAGTGGTAGGTTTAGTGCCGTTGCATTCATTGCACACTTCATAAGCTCCGCAGGCTCGCACTGTTGTAGGCTTGCGTCTGCGTCCGTGATTGCTATCACATTGCTCACAAACTCCGACTTCTTCGCTCCAAGCTGCTGCTGCAAGAAGTTGCTCGTGCTTTCATTCGAAAAAAACTTGCTGATAGATACCTTCTGATTAATTACTGTGCCCATATCATTCTACTATGTTTATATTGTTATCTAAGATAAATTGTTTAAGTGCTTTCAGTTGTTCGAAAGTACCTTTTACGGTAAAGGTCATCTCGAACTCTTCGGCGGTGTCGGTATTGGTTGGTTGCTGTTCTTCTACCATTGGAGCTTTCAGAGGCTCTGCCGCAGTCGGCTGTTCCGTTGACGCTTTCTCTGCTTGCAGTCTTGCTTGTTCCTCTTGTTCTGCCTTGCGTTTGGCTTCCTCCTCTGCTCGCTCTTTTGCGGCAATTAGAGCCTGCTCCCTCTCTTTTACCGTATTGATAGCGGTATTAATATCAAGGCTGCGACGATATTCGTACATCACCTTATCATTAAACTCTTGGCTGTCGCTTACCGTCTTGGCGAGTTCGATGTCCTGTTCTACCTTGCTCACAAACTCCAATATTTGAGTCTTGAGCGACTTCAGACTTGCCGATAGTGTAATGTTTAGGTGCATTAGTCCGAATGGCACGAAGTCGATGTTTTTCGCCGAGCAAAGCTCCGCAAAGTAGCCTTGTAGTTCTTTCTCTCTTTCGAGCCTCAGCGTGTTCTCAAATGAGAAAATTTTACCTTTTAGAGTGTCGTCCGCTTCGTTATAATGCTTGGCGACAAACTCCTTATACTTGGCTTCAAATTCCTGATAAGGTTTCGATACTGCCTCCTTGATGAATTTACGCTGCTTCTCAAACTCGGCAAATTCCTTGTTTAGCTCCGCACGCATATCCTTCACGGATTTCACCGTCTGGTCTGTTACGACTTGTCCGTCCAAATTTAGGTCCGCAATTCTTGCCTGAATTACCTCTCCTACTTCCGACAATAGATTATACTCTATTATCGGCTCTTGCTTTAACAAAATGATTTCCTGCATAACTTTTTACTTTTTAATTGTTTATATTTATTTTGCTTGATTTCTATAACTATAATATTTGTCCTTTTTACTTTCAGTCTCGGGGTGTGTCCTATCGTATAGCTTATTTGATACGATAATAGCCACGCCTGCCACTCCTGCAAATACAAGTCCTATCGGCTCGGCAACACATAACAGCACCATACTTATGCCTCCCAGTACCATACCTGCTATGTCCGATACTCTATACATTACCTTTGCTTGTTTGTTGTTCATATTTATTTTATTTTAAATTGTTTTTTGTCAATTTCGCTAAAAAGCTTTTTGAGAAATTTCTCATCTGATTTGTTCATCTTTACGGGCTTTATCGCACTGCATACGCAGTCAAATCTCTTGTAGTCGTAGCCTCTTTTTATGTAGCAATCGAAGTTCGGATTATACTCTCTCGTGCGGTGCTCGGCGAATACCTCGCCTGTTGTCCTATTCACTACCTTATATTCTATGTATGCTCGTCTCATAGCTCTACTGTTATATGGTTGTTTAACGCTTCGATTAGTTCGGCTTCTTGCATTGCAGTAAATTCTTCTACTTCTGCCGCTACATCAGCAGTAAGGAAAGCGTACACTTCGTCTATGTCTATGCTATCTATCACAAGCTCATCGTACGTCGGCGAATATCCTCGTCCGTCCTCGTGTTCTATGTGTCCGTAGCCGTTGCCGTCGATGTTCAGCGAGTACTCCTCCGTTACCTCTATGTCGCAGTATATATCTACGGTCTCATCGCTTGCCCAACTCGTTGTAGCAGGTACACTTATACCTTGCTTCACTCTGTCTATAATCTTCTTGAATTCTTGCGGTTGCATAGCGGTATTAGCTTTTATATATTATTATAGTTTCACAGGCTTCCGCCTCAAGCAGCTGAGCCAATTCATAATTCACGGTAGAGGTCTTTCCTTTTCCGTTTGGCATAGGCTTTACTAAGCCTCTCTCTACCCACTGTTGCACCCTCGCCTTGCGAAAACGTTTATACGCTTTATTCTGAGAAATATATCGAGGACGCTCGCACACACTCTCCAATGCTCTCTGCACTCCGATAGCTATGCCACTTGCTATTAGCTCCTCTACCTCTTTTCTTGATATTTGGTACAACATTCTTAAAAAACAAAAGACCCCCAGAAACTCCCCCGACATTACTGTCGTTTGACACAGAGTTCCTAAAAGTCTTTTTTTATCTGTTCTTTTTACAGTGGTGTCAGCACCGCTTATTTATTCTTTTCAAAAAAAACACTACCTTTGCAAAAGTTTTTACCGCCAAGTAATACCTCCTGTGGAGGTAGTGCTTTTTGTGTGGTAGAACCATAGTGCAAAATTAATTCAATTGAATTAATTAGCCAAATTTTTTTAGTAAAAAATAATTGTTTTAGATTAATTTAGAATGATTATAAATAAGCTTATTGGTGATAGTGTTGATTATTAATTATATATCACGGGTATACTATTTTTTTAAGTAAAAATATTATGTAATAAACTGATGGTTAGTGTTATGGATGATATAAATAAAAGACTTGTGTCTGTTTTAGATTATTTTTTTAATGGTAATGTGTCTGAGATGGCACGTAAGACTAATGTTCCACAACCGACACTTAATAATATAGTGGCTAATAGATTAAGTAAGCCTTCTGCTGAAAATTTATCTCGAATAGCTAATTCAATTGAATTGTTGAATTCAGGTTGGCTTCTTACAGGTGAGGGCGAAATGATAAAGCAGCCTGTCCGTAACGAGGTAGAGGCGGTCCCTGAGGATAAATATATAATGGCGGAATATGCAGATTTGCGAAGTTTTGCAGGGCGTCTTGGCGGAAGTGATATAGAGCAGTTGCCAGAGACGCACAAAAGGCTTTTGCCTCGTGAATATGAGAAAGGAAACTATCTCGTTGTAAGAGTATCGGGGGACTCTATGAACGATGGCACATCTCGCTCGCTATGTGATGGTGATGAGGTATTAGTTCGTGAACTTGCCCCCTCCGAATGGGAAACTCTCCCAATAAGAAATAGACTGTTTATCATTACATCGAGAGAAGGTAATGTATTGAAACAAATAAAAGAAGTAAACAAAGAAGAGCGGTATATAGTGTGTCATTCATTCAATACCTCTTTCGAGGATTTTACATTGAGTTTTGATGATATATATCAGATATTTGTTATATACAAAATAGTTCAAAAACAGATTAGATTAGAATAGCAAATATGAAAAAGATAGGCGACTACATCTTTATTTTTTTTACATTCGCACTAACTTTTTTACCTTTAATTTTGGGAGTGGTGGCTATTTTGTGGAATATAGGATTTGTTTTATGGTATATAATAAACCCTAAGGAAGATCTTAAACAAGATGATAAATTAATTACACAAACTTTAGAACCTCGCCCTCGTCTTCCATATTATGACGATGTAGAAAACTATTACTATGGGGGCGACTATGATTGCCCCATAGAAGATGGAACATATTCCGCTGACGTATACTACACAAACTCCGATACAGGTTATTCTGCGTATTATACCCTTGATGTAGATGTAGAAGACTGTCGAGTTGTATACATATATTTCCCTAATGGAGGTTACCTCGATGATAGTATGTTTAACTCAGATAAGTTCGATGAATATGGGGAATGTACTGTTGATTATGGAAGTAAATCGTTTGATATAACTATTGATATAGATGATTAAAGAATAATGAAAAAGATCACATTTACACTACTACTGATACTCATAAGTATCGTATCGAAAGCACAAAATTTATCGATGTCCGAACTACTTTCTCTTTTAGGAAAAGATGTTTCCTATGTGGAGGAGTTTCTAACTGAAAAAGGATGGGAATTCCGAAAAATACACACTTTCCCTGAATCCCATAATATCGCTCTTATTTCTTTTGATTATGGTAGAGCTATATATGATTCTGATAGAGCAACATCTTTTTTAGATTGTAGTTTTAGTTCTAGTTCTTTGACGGTTGTGGTTTTATCAATACAAGTAAATAATAACGAAGACTATCTCGAATATATGAAAGCTATAAAAGGATATGGATGTAAATTAATTTCGTCAAATTATACAGGCGATGGTTTGATGAAAGTATATAAAGGAAACACAAAAACATTTTTAATAACCACTGCTACTATGAAAGACAAAGATGACCTTGATAAGATAGTTAATTATTGGCATTTTTTAATAATGTCCAATAAAACTTACGACAATATATATTTTTCGCTAGAAGAACAAGAATATGAAGAATAACCATACACAATAAAAATATTAATAATAAAAACATTCATTCAAATGAAAAGAGTAACATTATCAATCTTATTTATTTTGTCAGTTGTATTGATACCGACTACCGCCTTATCTGTATCTCAGCAGCAAGACAACGACCCCAAAGTAATTATCTGTACAGGCAAGTACTCAAAGTGCTACCACCGGTATGAGTGTAGGGGAATAAAAAACTGTAAAGGCGAAATCAAATCAGTCAAACTGTCGGAAGCCCGCAAGACGCTCCGACCTTGCGGCTACTGTTACAAAAAACAATCATAAAAATTACATCGCAGGCATAAGTATTTGACTAATAATATGCTCTTTCAGTTTGCTAAACTGTCGTACGGGTAACCGTACCGGGGGTTCGAATCCCCCTCTCACCGCTAGCAAAAGCCCTATTCGAAAGGGCTTTCTTATGTAAAAATACATTTTTCCTATTAATAGAATTTCCGTTATAAGGACGTATCAATTAGAACAATATATTTTTTTAGTTAAAAAACTCCTGCTATTTAGGCAAGAGTTTTTTCTATATTTACTATACGAAGTTTACGGTTTCAATGGGACTGAATACTTCTCTTTCCCCGGTAAAACTTTATTCTTTTTGAAAGTAAGTTCACCGGTATAGGTGATATTCAAGGTACTACCAAAGTGCGAATTAACGATGAACTTAATATCTTTGTCTGTAACCACGGCAGTACCCTTATCGAAGAAATAGATAGTAGTGGGATACTTTCCGTCATGATAGATAAGACAGGAAGACATCAACCATAACAGAGCTCCGATTTCTCCGGGAGATTTTTGTATAGTTCCTATGGCTTGCTTACCGTAAGTTGCTTCGACTTGATATGTACCGGGAGTGAATACGGTTGCATCTTTTGCGATGAAGAATTTGACCAGTAACATTTTCTTATCTCCATTAGCCGACAAATGCAGAATTTGCGATGGTAAATCGTCGTCATCACTTCCATAAGACATAATGCTACCAGCAGAGAATGTTTCTGTTTTTACTTCTTGTGTTCTCGGTTCATAACGCCATAGTCCCTTATTAATAACCTTATAATCTCCGTTATATTCGATTTTGATTTTACCTTTTGCCGTAGCACCGTCGAAGACGATTTTTTTATCTGCAATGGTAATGGTTCCCGCTGTAATAGCTTCAGCCTGTCCTTCGAATTTACCGTTGGCATTGATTTTTCGAACATAAGAGATATAGTTTTTTGTCAAAAGAGTCATAGGGGCATTACCCGACTGAACGATGTAGTCGCCAAATGCAGGTTTATCTGTAACATTGACAGGTTTTGTACTACTGATAGTAAATCTGTGATAAATACCTGCTGCTATAAACTTACCTTTGTCATTAACAGCACTCTCGGGAGTAACCAATTCTATTTGATAAGGATATAACACTCCTTCGATTTTATCCTCCATATAAGCCACCCCATCCAATAGAGCGGCTTTGTCTACCTCGACATCCACAGTTACCTTACAGACAGCCGTTTTATTACCGTCTTTTGTCGTTACTGTGATATTTGCCTCACCTACGGCAACACCCTTTACCTTTCCATCGATTACAGTAGCAATTGTAGGCTTATCCGATGTCCAAGAAACTGTCTTGTCTGTCGCATCATCAGGCTCGACAGTAGGAGTTAAAGTAAATTCCTCTCCTACCCTGATAGTCTTGGTTGTTTCGCTAAGTTTAACCCCCGTTACCGGCTTTTTTTTAGCTTGCACCGTTACTTTACATCGAGCACTTTTACCACCGTCTTTTGTCGTTACGGTAATAGTAGCTTCACCTACGGCAATACCTCTAACTTTACCTTTGTCTACAGTAGCAACCGACGACTTATCCGAAGACCATACGACATCTCTGTTAGTTGCATCGACAGGCTCTACTGTTGCAGTAAGAGCAAACTCTCCACCTACCACAATAATCTTAGTAGTTTCACTAAGCTTAATGCTTGTTACTTGCTTCTCCTTTTTGCAAGACGGAGAGACAATCAATACTATCGCTGCTGCAAGCAATCCAAAACTAAATGCTTTTTTCATAAAAAATACTTTCTAAATCACCAATAACTTAGTTGAGCATAGTCATTTATTTTTACAGACTTTTTTAGAAAAACCTTTTTTTCGTCTGTTTCAATGGGGATACTCTCTGACCTTTTGTCGAAACGACAGTCCATTGTTTTTTGAATGAAAGGTCTCCAGTATAAGTTATTTTCAATGTACTGCCGAAATGCGAAGTAACATTGAATTCTATCTTTTTGTCCGTAACTACCGCCTGTCCCTTGTCAAAAAAATAAATATTCTTAGGAATGCCATTCTCTACAGACATACCCAACATAGAAGACATTTGCCATAATTGATTTCCTATGCATCCGGGGGATTTCTGCATAGTTCCTATAGCAGATTTACCATAATTCGGTTCAACTTGATATACACCTTGAGTAAAAACATCTGCTTCATGGGTAATGAAGAAATCTACAAGCAATATCTTATCTTTTTCTTCACAAGCAAGGTGTAGATTTTGCGAAGACTCAAATTTACTTGAATATATTTTAGCCTTAGTGAAAGCGACTTCTATGGTTGTCGGAGTTTTAGGTTCAAATTTCCAAGGAGCGTTATTGAATATCTTATAGTCTCCGCTGTATTTAATATTGATTTTGTTTTCTGTATCCTCTCCATAGAAAACAATTTTTTGGTCTTCTAAATACAATATACCTGATTTAATTGGCTTAATATCATCATTTAAATAACCCTGAAAATCGAATGTCTGAGAATAAGAATATTCAACATCCCTCCAGCTTTTCCCCGTCATAATAGTCATAGGAGCTACCTCTGCTTTAACAACGTAGTTGCCCATTGCGGGTTTGTCTGCATCATTAACGGGCTGCGTACTGTTGATAGTAAACACATATAATGTGCCATTAGACTGTACATTGCCTTCTTCGTCAATTGCATCTTCAGGAGTAATCAGACTGATTTCGTAAAGATATGCCCCTTCAACTGCATCTTTCAGATAATAGACACTATCCAAACCAGCTTTTTCTGCAGCGGCAGTTACCACTACTTTACAGTCAGCCGTCTTGTTGCCGTCTTTTGTGGTTACGGTAATAGTAGCCTCTCCCTCTGCAATCCCTTTGACTTTACCATCTTTTACGGTAGCGACATTCGGTTTGTCAGAAGACCATACGACACCTCTGTCTACAGCGTCGACAGGTTCGACTGTCTCTTTAAGCGTAAACTCTTCTCCTACTTCAATAATCTTAATTGTTTCGCTAAGACTGACCTTCGTTACCTTCTTAAGATCACTGTTGTTGTTTTTACACGACAAAAACGATAACGCTACTGCTACTACGAGCAATCCAAAACTAAATGCTTTTTTCATAAAAAAATACTTTTAAAATTTATAAATAAAATACTTATACGATGGCAAAGTTACATTTTTTTTGAGAATAAAAAAAATTCTCCCATTTT